GTTCCAGTAGGTCCAGTAGGTCCAGGAACGGTTGAATTGTTCCCGGTAGGTCCTGTTGCCCCTGTCGTTCCAGTAGGTCCAGGAACGGTTGAATTGTTCCCAGTAGGTCCAGTATCACCAGTAGGTCCTGTTGCCCCTGTCGTTCCAGTAGGTCCAGGAACGGTTGAATTGTTCCCAGTAGGTCCAGTATCACCAGTAGGTCCAGTATCACCAGTAGCACCAGTAGGTCCAGCTACACTTGAATCCGCTCCAGTAGGTCCAGTATCACCAGTAGGTCCAGTATCACCAGTAGCACCAGTAGGTCCAGGAACTGTTGAATTGTTCCCAGTAGCACCGGTAGCACCAGTAGCACCAGTAGCACCGGGCACTACTCCAACAGTACTTCTTGCGTATGAGTAGTTTTGACTTCCTTCTGTATAAAATGTTAAAGTTTGTGATACCGCATCTAAATTGTTTGCATATAATATAATAACAGATCTATCAGTGGGATCAATTGGATAAGTTGTTCCTATTGCATCTAAATCGATTTCCACTGCATACGTGTTATTCCAGCCAACAGTTCCTACGCTAGTATAAGCAATCGGAACAGGATAAATATTTCCTGATACATCGGCTAATGTTAATCCAGCATAGACCTGTACATTACTTATTTCTAAATCTTTCTTGTAGTGTAAATTTAATCTTTGAAGTCCTCCGGGAATTATAGACAGATTTAAGCTATCGCTCATGTATTGGCTTACCACTGCGCCAGTTTCGCCAGCACTTAACGATATAGTTACTGAATCTTCACCGGTATTAGTTGGAGTTAAAGATAATTTTCTGTATGTTCCAGTGTAACCGGCTTCGCTCTCATTAAAGTAATAAATCTGCCCTCCAATAATGCCAGGTGCTCCTGTTGCTCCAGTTTCACCAGTTGGTCCTGTAGCTCCTGTCGTTCCAGTAGCTCCTGTAGGTCCAGTAACATTTGAATCTGCTCCTGTTGCTCCAGTAGCACCAGTAGGTCCAGTAGCACCAGTAGGTCCTGTCGTTCCAGTAACATTTGAATCTGCTCCAGTAGCACCAGTAGCACCAGTAGCACCAGTAGCACCAGTAGCACCAGTAACATTCGAATCAGCACCTGTTGCTCCAGTTGCTCCAGTTGCTCCAGTAGGTCCAGTTTCCCCTGTTGTTCCTGTTTCGCCAGTAGGCCCAGTAACATTTGAATCTGCTCCGGTTGCTCCAGTTTCACCAGTAGGTCCGGTTTCTCCAGTAGGTCCAGTTTCACCAGTAGGTCCCGTAACATTAGAATCTGCTCCTGTAGGTCCAGTTTCACCAGTAGGTCCAGTTTCTCCGGTAGGTCCTGTAACATTTGAATCTGCTCCTGTAGGTCCAGTAGCGCCAGCTCCGGTAGGTCCTGTAGCTCCAGTAGAGCCAGTTGATCCTGTAGCACCTGTAGATCCAGTTAATCCCGTAGCACCAGTAACTCCTTTAACTCCGTATCCAGTTGCACCAGTTGAACCAGTAGGTCCGGTTACACCAGTAAAATATCCATCATCAGTAAAATTCCAATAGCTATCAAGGAAATCCCAAAAATCATTCTGGTCTGGTACATTCCCTTGCGAGAATATTATTTTAAATTCTGATCTGGACTTTTGTGACACTTTATAATTGTTATTTCCTATTATATATCAATGGTTAATATGATCTTCCTAATTAAAAATCAGCATCCATTGAAAAAGTTTTTCCGCTATTTCCGTTATCTTTAGTACTGTCCATAACACCCGATTTCTGATATGATCCCACTCTTCCTTCGAAGAAATTACCTTTATTTTCTAAAGCAATATTTATCATAAAATCAAAAGGGCATTTAGTATTATAAACTCTTGAGCATCCTAAAGAAGTTAAAAGCCTATCTGCTACAAATTCGATATATTCACACATAAGCTCAGAGTTCATACCAATAAGTCTAACAGGCAAAGATGAAGTTACAAACTCCTTTTCGATCTCTACAGCTTCCATAATAATCTCTTTCACTGTTTCCTCCGGAAGTTTATTTTCAATGTGCTGAGTGTAAAGTAAACAAGCAAAATCGCAATGTAATCCTTCGTCTCTAGAAATTAATTCATTAGCAAAGCAAAGACCTGGCATTAATCCTCTTTTCTTTAACCAAAATATAGAACAGAAAGATCCGGAAAAGAAAATACCTTCAACAGCAGCAAATGCAATCATATTCTCAGTGAATGATCCATTCTCGATCCATTTCATTGCCCAATCTGCTTTTCTTTTAACCGCAGGGACAGTATCAATAGCATTAAATAAATTCTCTTTCTCTTCCTCGTCAGATATGTAAGAATCTATAAGAAGAGAATAAACCTCACCGTGTATATTCTCAATAGCCAATTGGAATCCATAAAAGCATCTAGCTTCCGGGTATTGTACCTGATTGAAAAAATTAGCTGCAAGATTCTCATTAACTATCCCATCGGAGTTATTAAAGAAAGCAATTACATTCTTTATAAAATATCTCTCGTTGTCGTTTAATTTATCTCTCCAGTGAGTGATATCCTGTGCTAAATCTATTTCCTCCGCTGTCCAAAAAGAAGCTTCCGCTGTTTTGTACATTGTCCAAATATCGTCTTGTTGTACAGGGAATAAAGAGAATCTTCTAGGATTCGGGGTGAGTAACTTTTCCATCTTAATTATTTATATTATTTAATTTCGTTAATTTTCAACCATTCTTTATTATCTGAATCTTTCTGTGGAGCATCCTGAAGCCAAGCATAAAACTCATCGGCATTTTTTGTTATCTCGCTTTTTGTTATTGATCCTTCCTTATGTAACTTCATAGCCATTTGTAGTGCTATTTGTCTATTAGTGTAAAATTTTATATTGCTCATAATGATTGGGTCATCTATATATTAATATCCTCTCTCCTGCCTGTCATGATTTTCAGCATTTTTTGCCATATAAAGATTAACAATATCCTTACTTGTCATTCCCATAGAAATACCGAAGTTCATAAAGAAATGTAATCCGTCAATCCATTCATAGAATAACTCCAATCTATCATTTTCACTAAGGTCAGAGATCTTCATTTCAGAAGCTTTCTTATTGTCTCCTTTCCAGTATTTCCATCCTGCAGATCCAATACCATCATTAACACCTCCAAGAGCATCAAACATTTCGTTTAACTCATCACTTAGTGCATGTTTGTTAACCATCCAAAAATCTGCAATTTGTTTCAAGGTCCAATCCTTAAAATCAAATCCGTATCTTGATTGTAATTCTGCTTGCTTATTGTAAATCAAGCCGAGGGTATCGTTTACCCCAGTGTGGAAATCTTCAACTGGAAGATCCGCACATTTGTTGTCTGTGTTTGCCATAATTTATGATTTTTCTTTAATTACTTTTTGTATTTTCTCTATTTCTTTTTCACATTCGAAATATTTCTTCTTTGTTGCTTTTCTTTGCCCGTAAAGTCCTTTTAATATTTCTCTTAATATAGGTTCTCTTCCTTCCTTACTATAAAATACCGCTCCTGACGAAGTTTTAATTGCACCTTCGGGTATGTTCTTAAGATTCTTACCTATATAAACCTCAGGGGATATACCCCATTGCATCATTGTATTAGGATAAAGAGAAGCAAAGTCAAAACAAGCGATCCATTCATATAATCCTTTTTCTGGCTTCTTAACATAAGCTCCTTCGAATTTAACATGATTTTCCTCTTTCCTTTCATTTACAATTACCTGTTTTCTTTCTAAGAATTTTCTTAGCATAAGAACCTCAGTAGTCCAAACTGGAGATAATGCTCTATTGATCTCCACTCTACTTACTTCTGCGATTTTAAAGAAAGTAGAAAGTGTATCAAGTCTTTTATCTATATAGTGTACAAGAGCACAGTCAACTGCGTTATAAAATATGAACGTTTCAAAGTCTGACTCGTATAAATCTTTTAATGTTCCATTATAAGCAATCTTTTTAATCCCTATAGCTTGATTGGAAACATAATCTAATGAGTTAGACTCTCTGATTTTTACTACCCTATCCCACTTCTTATAAATGTCAAGGTAATCGACCATTAAAACGTGCATAGGTATTTGATGCTTTCCTATAAGTACCCCACTAGGTGAAGCAATCTTAGGATCTATACCTAATCTCTTAGCTCTGTTTATAATATAAGGCCAGTCATAACCAAACCAATTCCACCCAGTTATCAAAGGCATCTTAGGAACTAATTTAGAAAGAAAAGTGTAGAGCATATCAAACTCACTTTCAAACTTTCTGTAATTAAAAGTCCAATCCCCATTTTGTCCTTCAAAATGATCATTAATCCTTTTCTCGATCTTTAATATCCTATCAGGACTCATATCCTCCAGACCTATAACAAGAACCTTACCTTGAGAAGAAGCCATTCCTATGGAAAGAATTCTATTCTTAGAATTCTCTGTGTCTAATGAATCTGCTCTGTTATCTGTCATCTCCACCTCAATATCGACGAAGTATTTTTTAGGCGTCTGGTAATCCCAAAGAGGCTTGGTTAATTCAGGATCTAGTGCTTCTAAAATTTCTACTACTCTATACTTATCAAACTTATATGTAGAAGATTTTTTAACAGGAAATCCGTCCCATGTTGTCCATTCTGAATCTTTCGATCTATCGCTAGCAGATGTTTTTTGCCAGACGAATTGAAGCGCTTTAGGAACTTGTAGTTTTAACAAATTTACGTCCCCTTCCTCTGTATAATGGGAGACAACTAAAGATGTACCTGAATTTTCTATATCAATAATCATACTCTTATCTTACACTAATACAACTAAGAGGTTTCGATTTATTTAGGTAAAGAATATATACTATGTGAAAAAAATTCTAACCTTTAAACTTTTCGAACAGGTTTATCTTAATGACATTAAACCTTTCTCCAATGATTCAAAATATCCAAGAGGATTAAGGTTTTCTAATAGAGAGGAAGCATTAAAATCTGTAAGAAGATTACAGGAGATGTTAGATAAGAAAGAAATAGAACTTAAAGATGCAATAATAGCTTCTTATATAATGTCGCACCGTGCAGAATTTCACAAATTCCCTAAAGCAGGAATTAAAGAAGGATTAGTTGTTTGGAAGGATTTCCTGTCACAATTAAAAAAGAGAGAATCAGCTTAGACTTTTTTGAAGTTGTCCATGAATTTCCTAATTAATTCTAAAAGTTCGTAGTTGTTGTTAGTAGCTTTAATCTCTATCTTAGTATCAGATTTCTTAGCCCATTCAGAAATGAATTTATAGAATGTTTTAAATGCTGAGGGTAACTGATCACTGCTTTCGTATTTTAGAACCTCTTTTAAACTTTTAGAAAATCCTAATAAGAATCTATCAGTTACCTCTTTTTCAGATTTCTCTAAATCACAATAATCAAAGAATGATGTGACGATCTCCCAAATATTGTCTGGGGTAATATCAGTAAACCTCCTAACAGTTCTTTCTTCTCCACTTTTTGTTAGTATCTTACATTCACAGATTGTTTTTTTGTCCTTAGAATTTTCTTTGGATGTATAAAAATCTATTCTTGCCTCTTCCGAATCAGAAGCTTTTTTATTATAGATTATCGAGAAAGTACCAACACGATTAAATACGAAAAAACCTGATTGTTCTTTCTTCTCAAAAGAACCCTCACTATCAATTATAAACCAATTAGCTGTGATTGGCTGGATTTTCTCGTATATTGGTTTGTAATTTTCAAACCTTAGTAAATGATTCATGTAGTATATATTCTACATACAATCCAAATACATTTTTAGCTTCTTATCCTTCGGCGTAAAATCCAGATCTTCTTCTACAAATATTCTCCATGCTTCTCTACCGTATTCTCCTACTCCTGGGAATTTCTTAGGATCTCTTATACCTATCTCCCATGCTATAGAGAATTCCCTAATCCTGTGAGCCTTTATATTTTGAAATCCAGTACTCTTAATGAATGCACTTATATTAATAGGATTTTCTCTAATAATAGATGCTGGATTAGGCCACGTTTTAAAGAAATGTGAGATCAGAGGTCTAACCTGACGGTTGTTGGTCTGATTTAATAATATACAACAGACTAGAACCTTCCAAGGATCATCTTTGTATTCTTCTTGTATTATATTTAATTTTTGCACAAAGCTAAATTAAGAAATTTCCACAGAAGTTTAATTAGATTTTGTAAAATTTTTAGAATTAATAAGAAAACGATTCTTATTGGTTACCCTTGCCTCTGCTAAGGAACGTTTTAAAGTCCATTAAAGAAGTATCTGTAGGGTTGTTATCTTTCTTCTTCTTTTTCTTTCTAGCAGCCGGTGTACCAACTTCTAATGAAGGAAATTGATCACCCGATCCTGTTCTCCCTGGTCCAGGAGGTATAACATTTCCCATCCCCGGTGTAGCTGTTAAAGAAGCCATTGCACCTTCTCCTTCACTAATAGGTCCAGCAATTTTATTTTTAAATACTCTATATGTTCCCCTATCTCCCTCTATTACATACCCAATAACTTCACCAGTATTATTTCTAATAGAATCATCGACCTTACCAGATCTTCCGTCTACCAAGTTTACTCTTATTCCCACTAAAGGATCCTGATCATATCTAGATGCAGAAGCATTGGTAAAACTTCTAATGCTATCTGTGGTTCCCCCACATCCGCAATCTTCGTCTAGTTTTTCTTCCATAATAATTATTTTTTAGTTGATATAAATTCTCTATAATCTGATAGATTTTGCATCTTCGATGCTAATGTTCTTTTCTTTTGTTTATTAGACTCAGGCTTAAGATAAGGATATATTGCGGGTACTTCTCCAGGATTTCCTTTATCCCCTAATCCTTCCTCAATTTCTTCTGGTAATCCTTTATGTTCTGTACTAGCAAAATCTTTTAAAGCTTTCTTCTTCATACTTTTTGCTATATCAACAATAGTTTCTCTATAAGCTGATTTAATATCTTTAGGATCTAACCCCTCTTTTCCGTTAGTGTCCATCCACTTACGTACTCCGTGAGCCTGACCCATTAATCTCTGTTGTGTTTTAGATACTGATGGCATATTATGTTTTAGGGAATTTTGGCTTTTTGCCTATATATTCTTTCCAAGACCAAATGAATCTTCTGTATCCATTCTTTACTGTATTAAAGCCAGTATCACCTTTAGGTATTTTAACAGGGGAAACTGGTGGTTCATATGCACCAGTTTCTGGTGCTTCCTCTTCTGACATAGATTTTTTAATCACATCAAACCCCTTACCCCCCTTTGGTATTTTAACAGGAGATGTTGGTGGTGTGTAAGAGCCAGTCTCGTAAGATTTTTTCTTTTTCATTTTGTCTTTAAACCAGGGTATACAAAAAACTCCTGATAGATTATATATCCATCAGGAGTTTCTAATTAATAGTTTATCTTATCCTTTGATATGAACCACTGATTCAATTTTAGATTGAGCTACAGAAGTAACTTCGAAATCTAAATGAGCAGTTGAATTATCTCCAGCAAGATGGGCATGCAATCTTGTTTCAGCTTCAGTAACAGCTTCCGCTTCTACTAAGATTTCAGACCTTGATGCTTTTGCTTTTCCTGTACTTTTAGAAACCTCACCAGTGAAAAAGCTTACCTTACAAATGTAATATCCCATTGTAATTAGGCTTTAGTGTTTTTAGTTTCTTGTACATTAACTCTTAAATCTTGAGCTAATTTTTTAAGATCTTGACAAGCTGTACGAACGCGAGTTCCTGCAGACTTGTTACCTTTTACGTAGAAAGCTTCCATGTCTTTTTCCATGCTTGCTACCAATTCTTTAATTTTTTCGTAATTTTCCATGTTGATATATTTTCTATATCATAGAGATGAAACCCTAGTTTGTTTCATTGATTTTGAAGGATTTTAAAACTCTCCTTCCTAAAGTAGTCAAAGAAAAATAATTTGCTGAATCCTCTTGAACTTTGTATTGGATATACTTCTTCTGATTTCTAACCCAAGCCATAGTTGGTTTTCTCCCAGAGTCATCCTCAGGTATACTATCAAGAAATTCCATTAATTCTTTCTTTGTAACCTTTTCTTTCTCTGCTATGAAAGAAAGAACCTTAGTTGTTACTTGAGAAGGTTTAGCCCAAGCTATAGGTATTCTTGATTCCGTAATAAATTCGTTATATGAAAGAATCTTATTAATCATGATCTCTTCTAGAATAGATTACTATTTTGCTCTCCGGACCTTCTTGGATACTCCACTTATCGTAGCTCCATTCATCCATTAAAGATTTAGCTTTCTCCATGTACTCTTCAAAATCCATATCTATATTTAAAGGCATCTCATCATAAATAATAGAAACCTTAGGATTAGATTGTAAATAATCTTTAATACACTCTCCTGCGATCTTATAGAATCTCATAAGCTCGGATTTAGTAAGTATAAACACATCATCTTCTCTAGACTTAAAGTCAGAGTCTTTAACTAAATAATCGTCCATTACAGACTCTCTAATAGGCTCTACAGAAAGAACTGCATAACTGTTTTCAGCGGATTCGATGGTTATATTCCTAGAAAGCTTACCAAGGTTAACTACAAATCCTAGTTCATCCTCTTCACCCTCTATCTTGAAGAAATATTGTGACAATTTACCTTCTTTCTTCTTTACGAAAAAATCTCTACCGTATCCATCTTCGTTTAGAAATTGCTCAAATAATTTAATATGTTTCATATTTTATATATCTTAATTAAAAACCTCTCTCTGGAATTTTAGCGGATGTGTTAGGTATGTATTGGTTCTTTTTCCTCCTTTTAAATATCTCTCCTCTAACTACGTTACCATAGTATTTATCTATAAGATTCCATGCTTCCTCTAATTCAGTTACATCAGTATCCTCCATTGCAGAAAACTCTTCCCTAACGGAATTAATCCTGTCTCTGGCTTCTTCTAATAGTCTTTTACTATTAGAAAGGTCATACTTTGAGGTATGACCTTCCTTAATTTCACTGAATTTTTTCATTAATTAAAATTCCGTTCCAAGCTCTGATCCCCATTTATCAGCTAGAGGAGCTATACATTGGATTGCTTTAGCATCTTTTTTCAAGTAAGCATGCTCTTTAAATAAGTTAGAGATAGCAGCGTTACCCCATTCTGGAGAATTAACTCTTTGTAAGTAGTTAGCAAAGTTACATACTTCAGTAGCTGTTAATTCGGTGTCTTTACTTTTTCTAATAATAGCAGAAAGTAATGCGTGTGCATAATCAGCTCTTGGTCTTCCAGACTTAGGATCTTTCTTATCGTCAGGAAGAGGTGCTCTTTCTGGGTTAGTGAACGGAAGCATCAAATCTTTAACAGGAATTTCTTTTGCAATTTTATAGAAGTCTAAAAATGCTGCAGCAGCATCATATCCAACTTCTACTTGAAATGCACTAATAATATCTCTATCTGATAATTCGGTTACACCCTCAGAAGCAAGTTCATCCATAACTCTTCTTAATCCCATTGCAGCATCTGTCCAAGCTCTAGGAGTTGGATATTTAATCATTTGCTTAGCAGGATCAAGGTTATGGAAATATTCTTGTTGAAATTCTAAGAAGTCTAATAACTCAGGAATAACAATATTTTTTAATCTGCCACCTTCGATGAATTTTCTTAGGCCAGCAACGGTAGGTACAAAATTAACAACAGAGAAACGATCTCTAAGAGCTGTACCCATTGCTTTAACTTCTCTTGGGTCATCTTCCGCTCTGTTACCAGCAGCAACGATATACCATTTGCTTGGAATTTGATATGTTTGTCCAAGTCTTCTACTTTGTGCAAGTTTCATGAAAACTTTAATAACCTCTTGAGGCATACGATTTAACTCATCGATAAAAAGAATTCCACCCATATTATCTTTACCATTATCATTAGGTAAAAGGTTTACAGATACGTTAGATCTTGTAATACCTCTTCCGTAAGGATCTTCTTCTGAAGGACTTGAAACGTCTACCACTGAAGGTACACCTGCAAAGTCAACTGGTTCTGCAAATTCACCATCTACGAAAGCTAAGTTTAGTGGCTTACCGTACATTTCTTTCCCTAGTTCGTCACATACTTGAGCAACGATTTGGGTTTTACCAATACCAGGTGCTCCGAAAATAAAAATAGGCTTAACGTCTAATACACCTTGATTGTTTCCTTCCTCGCCAGCTTTTAATACTGCTTTAAGACGAGTTTTAATCATCTTCTTAAGTTCCGGCTCTTTAACGTCAAGAACGTCTTCACTTTTTGGATAAGTTAAAGGAACTTGAGCCTCGTTTGCCATCTCTGCATATGGAGTACCAGCAAAGAAATCTAAAAGTTGTTGCTCGATAGATCCTTTATCAGGGTCGAATGCAACAGCCATAGGTTTACCAGCTTTAGCTCCAGAAGGTATTAGTCTTACTAATCCGTCTTTTATTGCTGTTTTTAAAGATTGCATCCATCCAGAAATCTTTGAGCCAATTCTTTCAAGGTATCCTTCGTTAACAAACTCATTAAAATTGTAAATACGTTTCATTTTTTTATTTTTATTTTCTCTTTATATATCCTAAATGGATGTGACTTCTTTATTGGGTAAAGTAATATCTATTCTATTACCAAATGGAATATCGTTACTGAATGGTTGTCCATTAAACGTAAGAAGAACCCATATACATTTATCTTCGTACTCACCTATACCATATTGAGAAGCATTAGGGAAAGTAGCTTCGCCATCAGTAAAATAAATAAATACTGAAGGTACTATTCCTTTATCTAATAAATTTTCTTCCGTCCATTCAAATGGAGGATAAAATTCGGTACCTCCACTTTGAAGCTTTCCTACATCTATAGGATCACCTGGTTGTATATGATCTACTCTATAGATATCAGTGTGACAGAATATAACATAAAGATCCTGTGGCGAATAGGCATCAACTATTGCTTTAGCTTCTCCTAAGAATTGAGCAACCATCTTATCCGATATAGATCCAGATGTATCTATAGCAACCACTACACATTCGAAATCTTCTTTGTATCTTTTGTAACCGTATTGTGCTTTACCTCCACCTAGGAATCTTCTGGAAGGAAGAGTATATTTACTTTTAGAAATAGCATCATCTATAAAAACTTCCAATTCTTTTCTCCAATCTACTACAGCGGTTCTCATTCTCTGTAAAGCAGCTCTGATACCACCAGGTATATTACCTCTCGATTGAGATTCTGCGGCAGTTGTAGCAGCTTTCCATTGATCTTTTTTTGCATCAGGATCTTTGTCACCTGGCTCTCCGTCTCCAAGAGATCCGGTAGGATATACTTCACCTATTACAGTATGCCCAGATGGCTGTTTCCATGGGGTAACTTCATAGGATGCTCCAGGTTCTTTAGGATCAACTTCTTCAAATTCATTACCTCTTCCACTACCTGAATCTTTGCCGGGTTTTCCTGGTTTAGAATCCCCGTTAGGATCATTTTCTTCTCCACCCTCTTCATTACCCGGCTCGTCTTCTTCTTCGTCCCATCCCTCTGTATTTTTAGGTGGCTTAGTAGATTCTCCAGAGCCAGGTCCTTTTTGAGATCTAACTATTTTCTTAACCTCTGTAATTTTAGCTTTCATTTATTTTAAATATTTAGTTACATCAGATTCTGATATAGGATCGAAATCAATTTCTCCAGTAGATGGATCAATAGATCTTACAACACCATATGTATTTGTTTTAGTATCTCTAATTACATCACCAATAACAATTTCAGAATCGGGAGAATCCCCTTCTCCCCCTCCATCAGGTTCATCTGGTGGTTTAGCACCAGACTTAACTAGCCATTCATAAATTTGTTCAGACGATAGATTAACGAATTTCTTATCATCAGGATGGTATCCGCACCCAGGATAAAGAGCTTCTTTAGGCATTGTTCCTACACCTTCTAATAATTGATTTAAAGCGTAATCTGCTGCTACGTTCCATAATTGAGGATCTGGCATTTTTCTAGCAAAGTGAAATAATACGTTGTGCATTATCTCGTGGCATATAACGAATATAATTTCGCCCTCGGTTTTTGCTAAAACAAACCCTGGATCATAGTGTATGCTAACACCATCTGTTGCCATCGTCTTATATGGCAAATTTCGATTTTCTCTGATTACTAAATCGGAAAGAAGTTTTCTGAAGAATGGATATTTACCCATAATATCGAAGCAACAAAGCCTCATTTTTTTAAAAGCATCTTCCGATATACTATTTCCTTTTGGCTCGTCTTTATCTAAATAAACTTGTTCAAATAATTTAAACTCGCTCCATCCGAGGATTCTTCTCATTTCTATTTTTTATTTATATATCTTCATTAGGGTTTTCGAGTTCTTGAATTTCTCTATTGAATTCATTAAACAATACTGCAATAGATTTAGGAACTTTACTTTTGAATTCTTGAAAATCACCATTTCTAATATAATCTCTTACTGTATTATTATCAGACCATGCTGGTGTTTTAAATATCTCTATGTCTCCACCGTTAAGATCATATTTATTTCTAACCCATTCTCTTTGGAGTAGCATATTTTCGAAATCATTCTCACCTATACAAATAGATGCTGGGTTTGCCACCTTAGAAACTGTATTAATAGCATCTTCTAATAAATTACTAGGAACTATTTCGAATCCTGCAAACATCTTATCATTTTCAGAAACTAGAGATCCTATTGCTTTTCTAACAAGCTCGTCAGAGAAAGGGAATTTATTATTAGGATCGCCTCCTGGGTGAACCACACATAAAAATACTGGAAGATCGTTTTCTTTTTTAACTCTAGAACACATCTTTAAGTGTCCATTATTAAAAGGCTGAAATTTCCCAATTATAACATTGACCTTACCGTTAGATTCATTCAATATCTTAATCTTCTTTTTCTCTTTATTTGTAGAAACTACTTTTTTAAAATCCTTAAAAGAAAAGAATTCTGAAGTATCCTCCTCTGATTCTTTATCCGAATTTTCAGATTCTAAGATCATATCAGTATGATCAGATAATAATTTTTCCTCTACAGCCTCAGGTTCTTCTTCATATTCTACATTGAATCTAGATCCTGCTTTTTTAAACCAAACAAAAGTAGGCATACCTAATGATTCCTCTATTCTTTCTTTTCTTTTAGCATTTATATAAGAAGCTATTTCTTCTACTAGTTGGTTAAATTGATTTATTAACCCAGAGGTAAAAAATCCATGAGGCTTTCTTTTAAACTTTCTAAATGAATTAAGAATCATTTGTAGAATATCAATATATGAGTCATCTTTATCTAAATAAGAAATAACCTCAGTATCCTGTATTAAATCCTTATTTAGTGCAAATTCTTCAGATTTTAAATACTCAGGTTTGTCAAAGTCTACTCCGAGATATCTTTCACCCTCTTCGTAGATAAAGTTCTTAAATACGGAGAATACAAAATTAATGTATCTCTCCTCTGGCTCTATTCCTTTAGCATCAAAAGATTCTACTCCTTTTTCGAGTATGAAGTTCATTACATCTATTAAACATAAAGAATATATGTCACTTGGGAAATGAGATGATCTTGTTGCTTTTCTATCTTTTGATATTTCATAGAAAACAGGATCTACCATCTTAGCAAGAATTGTCTCATCTTTTCCTTCGTCAGAAAATTTAAAAACTAAGGAATCAATTTCCCCGTGAAGATCCTTACCTAATGTTGTTTTAACTATTTCTGGGTTTAAAATAGATATAAGATATTTAGAGAAACTCTCAGTTTTAAATCTATTTCTCAGATCCATTAAAGGAGTAGAAATAAAATCCATTATTGATAATTTCTGATCCTCGCTCAGTTTTCCTTGAAAAATAATTGGCGCTCTTTCAACACCAATCTTATCTGCCCATTTGTCAAGTTCATCTTTATCCTGTACTGTTCTTTCAGTTTCGCCAAATTCATCCCTAATAAGTATGTGTGTTAATATTAAATGATTTTTAGGGACTCTTTCATATTCTATTCTGACAGGTTTAGTATTAGGAAAATATGTCATACCAAATCTCCATCCTTTAGGGATTTCTTCTTTAGTAGATTCTGGCAAAGAGTCTATATAATTTATAGGCTTTTCGTAATAAGACATTAATATCCTATCGACTTTAGTAATAGGATTTTCTTGATCCTTCTTATAAAATGAAATATTATTTCCAGTAAAATCTCTCTCAAAAGAGAAAGTGGATCCATCAAGATTTTCCGTTACGGTCAATTCTTTACCAAAAAGCTTTTCTATGAAGCTTTTTCCTTTATCTTGAAAGATGTCCGATAAGTGTTTTATTCCTGACATTTTAATTTAATGAGTTTATAAACTTATTTCCTTTATAGTTAAAAATCCAAAAAGGCCCAAACTTTATTTCTTTCTTGGGTAAAAAATTAGAATTTAAAATAAATTCTTCTAGTATACCAAGTATCTGAGAAACTAAAACTTTAGATCTGTAACTTACATTTGAATCATTAGTTAAATGTTCTAAAATCTTAATATATTCCTCAATGTTGCTTTTTACTCTAGGCTTAACTAAAGCTTCAAAGACATCTTTTTCAATCCGATCAACTAATTCCTGTCCTATTATTATTTCCCAATCCCCATTATTATCTTCAACTAATAATCCTGATTGACCCCAAGAATTGCTAAAGATAAGTTCATCTCCTCTATCAGAGATAGAAACTATCTTAGTTCCTGTGTAGTGTTGTAGTACAGGATAGAGTGCTTGACTTTGTGAATGGGTTAGCATTTTTTATTCTTCCTCTCCGTCTTCTGTTTCTTCGTCTTCAGTCTCTTCACCGTATGTGTATTCTGCACTAGGATCTTCAAATTCTTCATCATCTGAATCTTCCATAGATTCAAAGCTTTCCTCTTCGTGCTCATCCCAAACTGGTTGAAGTTTGCAAGTTAAATACTTACTGAAAACCTCACCTGTTTTTCTGTCCTCAATAGTAACCATTCTAGGTCCATTGATCTCGTCTAGCTCTATGCTAGCAGCAAACATTTTAGATTCTTCAATATTCATAAAAGGCCCGAATGTATAAGCTCCTAAAGTAGGTGTAGTTTTGATTTTAAGCGGCGCAGACATCATATCTTTGCTGTATCTTATCATTTCTCCATCTTTTTCAAAAAGATAGTCGTCACACATTGTAACGAAGTGATAGTTAGGATCTCCACCGTCACCTATCATTTGCTTAGCCATATCAAAAGCCTTAGATTCGTTCATTTTTTTCTTAGCAAAATCGAACTTACCCTTTTCAGACTTATTTTTGATACCTTTCTTTTCCTTGTGCTCTGCCCAAGCCTTACCTAGTCCTTCCATATATTCTTCCTGAGCTTTTTTATCTCCTTGGAATTTTTTATCGAAAGGTCCAGATACACCCTGTTTTTTATGGTATTTCTTTGCAAAGTCGAGATAAAGATTTCTCTCGTTGATTACTTGATTTTCGTGTAATTCTTGTTTTTTCTTTTCTACTATTGAAGAGAATTTTTTCATTTTTATAGATTATTTGGTTGGAATATTGGCTGGTTTGGCGTTTCTTGCCTCGTGTAATATAGATTGATTCTATTCATTGCTATATCATCAAGAACAGGTACTTCACCTTTTTTAACTTCACCTTTTTGATAAAGGTCAGCGATATTGTCTTCTAATTGTTTTTCTGATCTAATATTAGGAAGTTCACTCTTAGCAAAATCCTCATTAGTGTGTCTCATGAATTCAAGATTGACCTCGCTATCATTTGCTGGTGCACTTTTAGCTACCTCAAACTTAGTTGGTCCAAATACTCTTTTAAGAACGCTAGGAACAACAGAAACAAGCCCAAATAGATTTTCGTATCCAGTATCTAAATCACCAGTTCTACCAGATCTATTTTGTTGAGCAAGTCCTTTACCTACTCTAGCCATATTGTTAATTCTATCCTCCATTTTCTGGAAGAAATTCTGTGCTTTAGAAAGTATACTTGGGTTGCTAGACAAATTATAATAATTTTTAGCTCTATCCTCGTAACTATTGGCATTGTTTCCAAGATGCCTAGACCACATTATTTCTTCCGCTTCATTAAGACAAAATCTTTCGTAATCTTTAATATTTTTCATCGAGATTCTTTTCTTTCCTTTTATATATCCAAAATCTAAATTTTGATCTCATATATCTTGTACTCGAATTGTTCTTTTTTATAAATTTCTATTCTTTCCTTGGAATGCTTCATTAAATAATTATCCTTGCCTTCCCAACTGAAGTCATCTACAAAATCTATAATATTTACTTTCTCCTTGCCATCATATAGTCTCATGCCCCTTCCTAGACTTTGTTTAATTAAAACCTCAGATTTGTATGATTCGGTAAGAAATATATTATGTATGTTCTTAACTGAAATACCAGTAGACATAGTACCAAAAGAAGCTACCATTATTTTATTAATACCCTCTTCCATTTTTTTTGTAAAAATATCTCTCTTGTCAGGATCAGTATCCCCGTCTATATAATAAACCTCCCTATCGCTAGATCTGTCACGAATACCCTCGTATATTCTTTTGCCGTACCCTTCTCCCACAGACTGGAAAAGTATTAACGAATTTTTAGATGTCTTAAGAACAAAGTTGATAATATAATTAAGTCTCTTATCAGAATTAACAACAAGTTTTCTTTCGAGATTAAAAAGCTCATTACCTTCCATCTCGTTTTTTTCCTCCTTAAGCTTAGATAGTTTTTCTTTAACCTCTGGATCCATCCAGTCCATTTTAACTATCTTAATTGAAACTGGTGTAGCATAATTATTATCAAATAGGAATTTAGGAGATATCTCCATAATCAAGGGTCCTAAGAATTGCTGAATAGTTAAATACTCCGCTGTATTTTTATTAGCTAATGTTCCGGATAAACCAAATCTCCATTTAGAGTCTTTACATAATGCAACTACCTTTTTAATAGATGCACTTTGGGCTTGGTGACACTCATCCACAAATACTGCCTCAACATCATCGAAAAAATCAGGATCCATTTTAACAAGTGATTGATAAGTACCTATCATTAATCCCCCTGGAATTTTCTTCTTATTTGCACCATGAATTTGTTGAATCTCACAGTCTTCTAATTTTTCTAATCCATACTCTTCAAAATCCTCAGATCCTTGAATAACTAAGTTAGTGTTAGGCACAACCATCAAGAATTTTTTAACCTTTAGTACCTCTTTAAGATAAGCCATTACCATAAAAGCTATAAGGGTCTTTCCTGAACTTGTTGCCACCTCTGAAACTGATAGTTTAAACTTGATAATCTTCCAAGCAGTTTCTATTTGATAATCTCTTGGCATTTTATTAGGATCGCCGCCAACTCCGTCTTTAAAAAATTCATTACACCATTCAGTATAAGACTCTAGTGTAAATTCGTTGTCTATTATTTGTCCTAATCCGTCTATCTGAATTTCTATTTTATATTTTTGACATATATGATAAATCTCAGACCATAATCCGATAGGAACTCTCCATATAGGAAGTCTTTTATCAACAAAGCATATTGCCCCATCCCAATGTTTTTTCTTAACCAATGGATGGAAAAAGTGATTATGTATTTTTCTAGTTAATGATATCTCAATTTGTTTTCTCTCAAACTCCTCATCGTAATCTATAAGGCTTAACCAATTTTTATCTTCACATACTACAAATTTTAACATTACTAGTAATTATTTTTATACTTCCAGAGAAATCCCCCAGCAGTTTTTCCGCCACCTCTAAGTACTTTTTTAATTGATACCCCAATGTAAGACTCAGCATCTTTTATAGAGGGAAACTCATTTAATATTTCACCATCTAATCCTATCTGAAAAACAGGCTTATAATGAGATTCCACCAATTTTTTTTTACTCTCCTCTGAAAATTTAAAACCAAGGGTTCTTTGATTTCCCAGCATTCTTTTATGTATTCCTTTAAGATTTTCTCTAATTTTTTCAGTAACTATTCCTTTTTTTGAAATACTTATATTCTTCCTGTGTTCATCTGTAAATTTTCTTTCGCCATTTCCTTCTCCCCCGTTGCTTAAATTCCTTAAAGGACCTCTAGATAAATCTTTTCTACCTATTAATTCTATCATATTTTTTTCAATTTCAAACGAATCAGCTTCAATAAGATTATCTTTATATTTAATTATAATAGGTTCAAGCCCTTGTTCTAATATATTTTTTATATGGAATAAAATGTAGAATCTAATTGGAAGTATTGCCTGATAAAAATTCCTGTAACTTTATTCTGTCTTTTACCCCATAAAGCATAAAATCAATGGTCTTCATTGTCTCGTTGAGGAAAGATATATGTTCATTTACAAGATCCATTCTTTCTTTTAATTCAGAAAGATCCCCTTCAATTAGAGGGGTTTTTTCATTAGCTCCGTATTTTACTTGAGACATTTCAGAATAGTATTTTAATCTGCTAGACTTATCTTTTCTGAATTTAGCGTTAAGCTTGCTCATTACCTGTCCTAACTTAGAAGAGTATTCTAATAGTATCTGTCTATTATAATAAAGATCGACCTGGACATCAGCCAGCTCTCTAATATTTTTCATTCTAATAGAAAGCTCTCTAATTTTTTCCGTCCATTCTTCTCTTTCTATTTGGAATCCCTTATCGAAATCTTTTTTCTCTACATTAGGTTGTTGCTCCGACATTTTTTCTTCTTTATTTTACAAATTTCTTTAACTTTTGAATCTATCTTATCTTTTACTACAGAATTAGAAAAATTTTCAGAAATATCCAAATCGGGTAGTTCTATTTCTCCTTTAATCTCTACCGGAAATTTAAATTTACCATTGTTAACTTTAGCTTTCATATATCTATAATATCCCATTTATCAGCAGAGAAATAATTATCAAGTCTTTTGATCTTCTTTCCTGTGGATTTAACATAGTTAACTATATCATTTAGATCCCATTTATCCCTTTCTGGTAAATCACAATCTTTTATGAATTTACCCCATAAAAATACCTGTTCATCATTTTCTAAAAACTCTCTTGATTTTTGTCTTCCTATTCCATCTCCGTCCAGCATCCATCTTTTATTAGTGACATCAAAAGGGAAAGGATTATTGATAGAGCAAAGAGCTATTGAGTTAGGACAAAGCCAAGCATCCATAGGTCCTTCGAAAACAGTGATCATAGAATCAAGATCCACAGTAGAGAATCCAAATACACTAGATATAGGATCAACCTCTTCAGCTTTAAGTATTATTTCGGGATTAGTCTCCTTTAATAGGTTCTTGTATATTCCACTTAGTTTGTAAGTGTAATATTTGCTACCTCCGTTTTTCTTTACTATAGGTCTTACCTGTAATCCGATTACTTTTGTATCATCTCCCGAAAGATTTAAAAGATAAAGGTTCTTCCTATTAGGATCCCACAAAAATTTAGCATCGGGTACATGATTTCTTTCTAGAATCCATTTTTCAGCGAAAGTTCCAGTAACCTCTTTAAGATTTAATTTATGTTTCAGATAATCTCTGCTAACCAGAATATCCTTGTAGTTTTCCGAAAAGAAGTAGTCTAAGGAATTTCTTATTTTTTTCCTTATAGTGGAATTTCTAGATATCTCTGCAATCTCTGCAATCTCATCACTTGAAAGAAGAGATTGTATTTCGAAATCACGAGTAAATTGATTTAGATTTTTAAATATCCCGCATCCACCATTATAACATTTATAGGTAAGAGTATCAGTATATAAGTTACCTCTTTTTTTCTTTGCGTCAGTTGAATCACCACAATAAGGGCAACAGAAGTTTAATCTGTTGCCCCCTTGATAGATTTTTAATCTCTGTGAGTCACTCCCAAAAAACTTAAGCAAAGCTGAGGAAACTATTCCTTTAACTCTATCTACAGATAGGTTGCTTACAGTCTTTGATTCCATATCGATCCATTTTTATTATATTATAGATCGTTATATAAATCGTCTAGAGAAGGACTAGCTTTTTTAGTTGGTGTTTTAGCTGGTTTATCAGCAGGAGCTTCTTCCTCTTCAAAAGTTGAGGTTGAGCTTCTTTCGTTTGCTTCTTCAAAGAATGAATCAGCAGATGCAGATGGTGAAGATGGCTTAGAATCTGCGCTTCCTCCGATAATCTCAGCAACCAATCTTCCATCTGGAATAGTGTTTCTAATGATTCTCATGATTTTTTCGTTTTCTTCACTTGACCAATCACTATAATCAAATTTATCAAGATCCAAAGGACCTGTCTTTAAATATGCCATAACTGAGTCTCTTCCTTCCTCTGTTTTTTCAACAGGATTTCCTTCAACAAGCAAAGACATTTTATCGCCAACGAATTGGCAAAGGTCGTAGTTGTTCCATTCTCCAACTTTTCTTACATGTAATCCAAAGTTTTTACCTTCGAATAAATCATATGGGTTAGATGGGTTACCGAATTCAGGTTTGATTTGTTGTTCGATCATATCGTTAACCTTTCTACCAAACTTGAATATTAAAATTTTTCCTTCTAGATCAGGGCGATTTGCATCTTTAACTACTTGAATTAAAGAATAAAAATCTTCTTTTCTTGAGAATGATTTAGCAAGCTCCTGGTCTTTAGCAGAAGCTGAATTCTTAAGCTTCCAAAAGATGTCTTTAAGAATTGATTTTTTTCCAACAGTAGAAGGGCAAATAGCTTTGTGATTAGCTCCGTCTACTGGATCCTTTAACCAAACATAATATTGGTGGACCTTAGATTTTTTCGGATTAGTGATGTTAGGTAAAAATCTCACTAGAGATTTATAAACACCGTCTTTTCCTAGTTCTGGATAAGGTTTGTATAAAAACTCGTCCTCGTCCTTTTTTACTTCCTGTTTAACAAATGCTTCGTTATCTAAGTTAAAGATGTCGAAATCCTGATTTTCTCCGTAATTTTCCATAATTTTTCTAATTTGTTTTTAATTAATAGTTATATCTTGCTGCCTGTCAAAAGTTTCTCTAAATTTTCATCTAGAAAAAAACAAATCCAGGTTGCATCAATTATATCTGAGCATGGGTTTTCCACCTTACCTGCTCCTTTTATCCATGTGTCTTTATATTCACTTAGTATCTTCAAAAGAGGCTTGATTCTTTCATCCCCTGATTTTTTCTCCAATAAGGCATTATATAGTTCGTCCTTTTTAGCATTTCCTTTAACTGCAAACTTCTTAAGAGTTGTTGGTGAAATCACATAGAAATTATCGGGATTTATTCTTTTAACTACACCAGCTCTAATAAGTGCTGTAGTCATAGAAATATCTATTAATGAATTACCGCTAGATCCAAAAGATAAACCCTCCATACCAACTATAGAATTTTGGTTAAGATACGGATCTAATAAATCCAATGCAATTTCTGAAAAGTATATTGCATTTAATATCTTCTGTCTTTCCTTATCATGGTACTCTCCCGTGAATTCTTTTTTCTGTATGATATTAATACTAACTGTACCATTATCACCTAAGACTTTAAAAGGTGATCCGTCTTTTTTTAACATCTTATCTATGATGTTAGTTGTTCTATGTAGGCTTATCCATTTACAGTCCGTTTCTGTTAGTATACAAAATCCAGGACTATTTAATGAGAAATCTATTCCGATTATATTATCCAATTTCTAGTTTTAGGTTTACGTAATTACATTTAAAGCCCACACTGAATGTCGAGAATTGTGGGGTTGAAGAGGCATAGTTTAATTGAATCTCCGACAGAGAAGTAAATATTGGTTGTTGTAAGATAACACTAGCCATAATAATACCTTCGTTATCCAATAGCAGAAGTCTAAAATCTGGAAGATATTGTTCGGGATTCTGAAAGTCCAGGAACTTAACCATGTTCTCGTAAATAACCCAATAATTAATAAACCCCTCTCCTAGCTTAAAAGTAACTGTGAAATCTCTTTGAATTAAGTTTTGCAGCGTTGTTGCACTTTTGTAACTTTGCTTAAAACCGCCAGGTCTTATTTGCTCCGTAGTATCAATAGTTCTAAGAGTAGGAAAGTTTACCTGCTGTATAGTAGCGTTAATGAAATCGTTAACTGTGTCGTAAGGGATAGGCATTCTTTTAATGTATCCCTCATATTTGGCTATTACTTCATCCGAAATAAAAGACTTCGGGAAGTTAAAGATAAAACCATTCTGCCTAGCATTTAAAATCATCTACTTTGTATTATTTTCCTTTTCCCTTATTTGCTGCTGCAGTAGGATCATTAGTTATTGGAAAATCTAAAGCATTACAATATTGTATGTAAATTGGATCAAATGAACCATTCTCTAATTTAGGATGTACTTGTAAAGCTGAAGTTAAGAATTCACTAGGTTTTATACCTTTAAATAAAACCGCTCCAGGTGCTCCTGGAGTGAAATAATAGTTAACTACCTTCTGTACATTTAATCCCTGTGCTTCCTTACCAGATATAGAATCCGCAAGTGATGCAATATCTATGTTATTAGATTGTGTGCTAGATTTAGTATTTGAAGCATTTACATTATTAGAATTCTTTGTATTAACGTATCCTCCTGTCGTGTTAACTTCTGAAGTTGGTTTAACACTGAGTATAGAACTGCTTCCTAAAACATAAGGTCTAATAGGTCTAATTACTCTAGTCAAAGGAACCTTTGATGTGACTTGAGATCCGGTAGTAGTTGTTGCTGTTCCTGTAGTTGATGTAGCAGTAACTGTTGTAGTTGATGCAGCCACTCCCCCTGTTCCTGCAGTTCCAGCAGTTCCAGCAGAACCTGTAGTTCCTGATGAGGATACACTAGCAGAAAATTCTGCTTGATTTTGCCATGTTCCCGAATATAACTTAGTCTCTATTCCATCAGGTGTTCTAGAAATTATATAAAAACTCCTAGAAGAAAATCCTAAAACTTTCTTAGAATTTGTATCAACTAATTTAAAAGCAACTTGACCAGCTGAAGGATTTGAAATATTAGTTTTATTCTTTATATTTTCTATTCTAACTTCCTGTCCAGAATTATCAATAAAGACCATGTAATAAGTGAGTGATGTACCTAGATCTAATATCTCTAGAGTTGTTCCATCTCTTAAAAGATAAACCGTGAATTTGTAAAAATTATCAAAAGGATCGATTAATATCTTAGCTTTTCCTTGTCCATAAACTGTGGCAGAAGAAGGAGATGATGTTTCAGATACCACGTTCCCGTCCTTATCTATTGTGATATTCTCTTGAGTTACCGATATATTATTATCCTTATAAAAAACAGGTACCTTTCTCTCTATAGGAGCAGCAACAGTAGGGCTAACTCCAACGGGAGATATGATATTAGGCGCTTGTACAACTTTATTGTAAACCTTCTGAGCATAAGCTCCAGTAGTTAATGTTATTACGTTGTTTTCTCTACCAAATTTATTAACATCCAAAGAGCTAAAAGAAGATCTCCTGATAATCTGATTCTGATTAGTTTTGTTTACTAATCTCATAGTGTAATTAACAACAAAAGATGTTGATAAAGGATTTACTATTACAGGTCTAAATATGTAAGGAGCATTAAAATCTTGTGTTTGTGTGTTTGTAAAATTGTAAGTGGTAATATAAGTTAAACCAACTTGTTCTTTTACCTCTATCTCATTAACAACATAATATGTTACACCAACTTTTCCTTCCCCTGTTAAGAAGTCCTCCAGGAAGTTACCGTCCCAAGTTGGATAATATTCAAGATAATTATAGAATGAGTTCTGTTGTATTACTGCAGCTAAAGAAGAATAGTTGTCCCTAGGAAATATACCAAGTTGTGATCTTGTCTGAGCTATATAATTTTGATAGCCATTCTTAAGTACAGTTTGATTTATTTCAAATACTGTAAACTCTACGGGTGCGTCTTTTAAAAATCCTTTACCATCAGAAGAAATCTTAGCACTTAAAGTGTTAGCTTGTGCTGGTGTACCTGCAAGAATATCAAACTCGTATACCATATTTGCAAAAGCAGGTATCTTAGCCTCTATATAATGATCGTACAAAGCACCGCCTAAATAAATAGGGTTAGGGTTTAGTACAGGTAATGTAACATCTGCATTAGTTATTATTAATTGTAAAACCGTTGCTTTTTTACCTGTTCTTTCCTGAAATTTAACCTGGAGTATAACACCATCGATATTATCGAAGTTATATCCGGAAATAATATGAAATTTTACACTGTCATAGTAAACACCTATATTAGAAGGGAATACCACAGGTAGATTTGAAACTGATGTTAATTTAGGATCTGTATCCAGATACTGGACAAGGTAGTCCATATCTAAAGTTACAAATCTATTCTTATCAGTTTGTACAACACTGAGATCCCTTACGTTATGAGTTGTTGCTTCTGATGCTGGGTTGTTTAGTATCTGAACGGAATTATCAAAATATCCATTTATTATTTTTTCAAAGCCAACAGCAGGAGTTCCAGTGTTAACATAATACTGTTCAGGGTTTGGAGCAGTAGTATAATCGTACTCCAGTAACAAGTAATCTGTTAACTTAACGAACCTTTGTGTTGATGTGTAACTAGCCATGCCTTATATATTCCTTATTATATCTCCTTAAAATTTAAACAAGGAATACTGTAGGGAGAATCCAATATTAAACATAGCTCCTGTAATAGGACTTCCGTTTATTCCATAGCCTGATCCTATACCAACTCCTACGTATGGACCAAAAGAAAATTTCTTATCAGGAAACATACTTTTTAGAACATCAGATTTGTGAGGATCTATAATTGCTCCTTCTATCTCAGTAATTTTCATTCCTGGATATTTTGGTGTTACAAATATCTCCAATGCTTTATCTTTTTCTCTAATTCCAGTTATAAATGAGAATCCTAATTCGTCCTGATTTATTCTAGTAGCTCCAGGAGTTACCTTATGAGTTATTGAATCTATTTTAAAGAAGCTATTTCCTGCGAATTTTCTGTAGTTATTTTCAGAAAATGTTGAATCAAATTTCCAATCCAAACTATAGCTTCCGTCCTCGTAAACAGTGAGATAATTGTTAACATATTGCGTATCTGTTTTGATCACAGTCTCAACGCTTTGTAAAACGAGTACCTGTCCTTTAACTTTTTTTAATTCGTCAGCGAGATTCTTATTTAGTTTCTCTAGATTATCTCTTGTTGCAAGAAGTGTTTTTCTTACGTAAGTGTCTTCACCTTCTTTATTCTTTTGGAGTCGTACAGTGTCGTTTAACGCATCCAAATTCATATCCTGGATCTCTAATTGTTTTTTTAGATTAGAAGCGTTATTACACTCCTTAAGCATCATTAATAGGATAACAGCTATGATTCCAACTAAGATTATATCTTTTCTTTTTAAAATTCTACTGATTAAAGATTCTTCTTTCATTTTCTCTTGTTTTATTTAGTCTCTCAATTTCTCCCTGAGCTCTTTTCTTAAGTTCTTCTAGAACTTCTCCCTTATCTAAAAGATATATTTTATTTTTAATATGCTCATCTATTTCAACTTCTAGCTTAGATAGATTATCGTGTATTTCAGAATACTCGTTTATGAACCAGTCTTTATTTTTCTCCATGATTAAGGTAATTCGTAATAAATTGTTCCTTTTAGTGTAACATTATTAGAGCCAGCACAATCAAAATTATTATACGTGGGGGGAATCATAGATAAAAAGTAATTACTGGTTGGCGCAGTACCACCTATAGCACTTCCCGATGTTAATGTTAAGATGATACCGCTCCTACCTAAGGGACTGCTAGTTCCAACACCATTACTGGGGTTTGCCTGGTTATTGTAAAATCCGTTACCAATAAATCTAGATATACTCTTTACAACCTCAGGATTTATTGCAGTCGGTAGTTTTAAATAAAAAGCTCCTATGTTTGCGTCGCTGGTGTTCGTACTTGTTATATTAAAACTTAAATAGACTGTTTTTCCTATTACTTTATATGATAATACTTTAGCTCCGTTAAGTGTACAATTAGGCTTATATGGGTTACCTCCTATTGAGTATGCAAGATCACTATTTACTAGAACAATATCTGTCCATCCTGGTGTGTCAGTTCCAGTTGTAAAATCTTCATCGGTTCTAACTATTCCTACTGCTTTTATTTCCCCGGTTGCCCCTGTTGTATTAATACTTCCAGTAATAGTAACATCTCCTTTAGCTTTAATAGCAGAATCCCCAGCTGCACCAGATACATTTAATGCAGTACTGTAATCTGGAGCTGTACCTATAGAAACACTCTCGCCAGTATCAGAAACAAAGAAACCTGTGGTGTTAGCGTATAGCTTAGCTCCAGTAGAGCTAGCAACACTAGTTGCCGCACCTATGGCTAAAGCTACCGATCTATTACCTGACACAGATGATGCACTATGAGAATTCGGTATATATGAAGTTATTTCTAATCCGTTTGGATAATTGTTATTTATAGGATTGACCCCTTTAGCTGATCCTATATAAGTACCAGTACCAGTAGTAGTGTAAGTTGTACTTAAATTCCTATGAATCTTTAGCATAGAAGCTGCACCAACCGAACTCACTTGGTTGTTGGATGAAGTAAATAAAGAATTAGGATCTGTAGTTCCTATTGTCTGAACCCCACCAATGCTAAGAGCATGATTCGGGTAAATTTGTGGCTTAAGCGACGAAGGTAATCCAAATAATTGATCGAAATTTCCTATTGTACTTATAGAGCCAGTAGTTCCTTTGAAAGAATTAGACGTGTATCCAATAGATACTGTACCATATGCTATAGTAGCTCCTGTAGGACCACCATAAACGGAAACCATAGAATTTCCTCTTGCTCCTAATGAAACATTATTAAGATCAGGCTGTCCTGTAGAATTAGCTTGTAATATTAATGAAGAATTGGAATTTCTAGTTTGTATTACTGTCTTCTGTACCGATGTATTGTTATTATAAACACCGGAATTAGAGTATGTAGTTATAGCAAATACCGGTGCACTTCCGGTTGTATTAGAAGCATCAGAAACCTTATGCTGATAGCTCATTATAGGGGCATTAGCAGCAAAATTATGTGAACTTACATAAAATTCTTGAGTGATATCAGATCCCGTACCAGCAACCCCGTTTAAACCACCTGCTGCATTATAATCAAATACACCATCACCTATAACAGTACGCGATGTATATGTGGAATTTCCTAATGTTTTTATTTGTAAGCCTGGACCGTAGTTAGGTGAAGTAACCCAAAGCTGTGGAAATCTTCCTTGTGCTTCTGCTGGTCCAGTTGTAGCGAAAGGAGTTCCTGATTGTGTGTATCTAGGATCACCGTTTCCAAAAGCTCCGTATCCTTCAACGAATAAAACGCCTTTATTATTATTTAGCGGGGCTAAAGCATCTCCTGTAAATATTGCTCCAGTGTGTTTAGATACGGTCTTAGAAATACTTACGTTTCCGTACACTGCTAATCTCCTGGAACTATCACCCGATTGTAGGAATTGTCCCGTTCCTAAGCCTATACCTAAGCCGTTGACTGTTGCAAATAGTGGAGCAAATTGTTGATTTGAAGGACCCGTAGGATTAAATTCTAAGAATCCGCCTTTAGATGCAGCATTTACAAAAGTACCTTTAAAAACAGAAGAAGTACTTAGTCTAACATCGGATTCATAAGATAGATTGACAATATCTCCCTTTGCAAGTATATTAACACCACCAGAAGATGTAGCCGCTAAAGATGAAATCGTAATTTCTCCCCCTGGATTTCTAAAAGAGATATCATAATAACTAGATCCAGAAGCTGAAGAATCCCAATCTATGGAAGGATTTCTTTGATTCCCTGTTGTTCCCGATCCACTCGTTGTAAGATCAAAATCTGCTCTACCGAAACTTAATATCTTAGTTCTTGAGTTTTCAGTTGCAATTTTTAATTTTGCATTTTCGTAATTGATGTTCGGTATACCAGATCCACCAGGAGTATACTCTGTAACAGAGTTATCAGATAAAACTAGGGACTGGTTAGAAGCTGTTCCTGATATTAATATACCTTGTCCTGTTCCACCTCCACTAACATTAATAGGAGTAACTTTCTGAAATAAATCGCCAGAGGATAATCCGTATCCTGTGTTAGTCCATCCTGTTGCAGTAAAAACGTATATGTCCTGATTTGCTGAATCCGGATCCATCCAATAATCTCCAAGTGTAGGAAATTGCCAAGGATTAGATCCAGTAATACCTCCGGAAGCAGGAGATGTTTCTTGTACGAACCATTTCGTACCTGAAGGTCCTTGTGATCCCTGTACTCCTATTGGTCCTTGTGGTCCAATAGGTCCTGTTGGTCCATCAATACCTCTTTGTCCTTGAGGACCTCCTCCTGCGCTTAGGATCTGATCAAAGTTATAGTTGAGTTTATCAACTATTGTCGATTGATTATCTCCTTGGAGTACGTTTAATATGTTAATCTGTGGCATCTCTAGTTATAGTTCTATTATATATCAAAAATTCACTCCTCATTAAATTTTTCCTATTTGTATAGAAAATGCTAAGGAATAATTGAAAGAAGGATCCTTAGGAATCCTAAATTCATATCTTAGCTCATTTACTTTGGTGTATCTAATATCTTGTGAAGGGTAATATCCATTTATTAATTTTTGGTAATCTTGTAAATTACCTTCTATTGGAGTAAGCGATGCAGGATTTGCTACTGGGACTTTCTTTAGATATGATCCGTTATTCTTAGATTGGAATATAGGAATAACATTTAACCTCATATATTCAGTAAAGTCATCGTTAACATCTGTTAATGAACCAAATCCAAATTCAGGTATTATAAATTCATCGAAAGTTTGTTTACCTCCGTTTTCAAGGAAATATCTAGTTATCATCCTATCCATTAACAAAACCCCTTTAATTTCAGTAGGAGTATTTTCCCATAATATCTCATAGTTAGGATAATTGTTGTAATTAAGATCTAGAACATCCTTTAAAGAATTAGGGTAAACTATCTGCTTTTGAGAATTTATAGTATCAGGGGTTTGCATTACTTTACTTCCAAAGAAAGATTTTTCTTCTTTCATACTTCTAGTTCCGGGCAAACTCGTATATGCCGAAGGTGAAGTGTATTGTCTATAAAATCCTGGGTCCCAAGAGCTTTCAAATAAAGAAAGATCCCTCTTGTCTACCGGAGTTTCATTTATTAAGTTATAAATTGGATTGTAAGGAGAATTCTTTCCTATCCCGTATATCCATTGATTTGAATATTTATAATAGTTTACATTTTTAACCTTACCAAAGCCATCCCTATAAGGCCCAAATGAACAGTAAGAATATTCTATAGGATCTATAGACTTAATAGCATTACCCATGTATTTGTCTCCATTAGAAACATAATAAACAGTAGATGGTAAATCATAAGGAACGTCAAACTGAACATATGATCCAGGAGTTCCAGGAGTTCCAAAAAGAGTATATCCCTGTGTAATTCCATCATTTGAAAGGTTATCTCCTATATTGCTTTCTGAGAAGTATATTTGATTACCTAAATTAGATGAATCACTAAGATTAAAATAATATGTTATTCCTTTTACTAGAGTTATTTTATTTTGTATTACCCCGTTTATCTCATAACAATGTGTTGATCCTAGATCATAATTAATAGAAGATACCTGCTTATCTACTACTTTAACAACGAAAGTATAGTAATCAGGTACAGTCCATAAAGGTCCGTCATATTTGACATTTTCAAATTTTAGTATCTCTCTAAAGCTAGGAACATATTCTCCACTATATCTATAAAGTTCTGTTTGACCAGCAACTTCAGAAACACTGTATCCCACATTAGATCCTGAAAATTCTTGAGGCTTATTTTTTACCTCATCCGTTACTAATATAGTATTTTGCTCAAAAGCAGATGGCTGTAAAAATTCAATAACAAACTGATCATTTAATAAATCAGTGGTCTTAGTAGTTTCGTTCCAAACATAGGATTTATATTCTATGTAAGGATATCCTGTATTTACCCAATATGATAAATTAGCGAAAGATATTTTTTCCAGTATCTTACTCCAATATCCTTTTCCGCCTTCTCTTTGATATACAGGTACATTAGAAACAGTATTATAATTAGCAAGAGTAGGTACATTTAAAGGTCCAGGCAATCCTATGTCATTAAAATTAAAGAAGTAGAATGTATCTGTGTTAGTAAAGTTTATAAAATTCTGGCCTACTCCAGTAGGGAATGGTAATGTGTATCCTCCAGTTGTACCCGTAACCCCTACTAATCCATAAAAAGATCCAGGACCTATAGAACTACCAGAGGTAGGAACAGCAGAAGGAAGATATGTAAAATTAATTTCATCTCTTAAATCTGATTCGTATTCCGCGTTATTTATAGAATATATTATTCCTTGCTGCCCAGCAGTACTATTATTTACAGCAGAGAATAATCCCTGCTGATTAGGTACAGATGTAACATTTAATGCTGAAGATAATTTAATATCACCAACCTTAGGTAATTCTATGAAAGAGCTAGGAAGCCACGATGGTGATGATGCTATTGGTGATAATTGTTTATCTAATTTATCTTTTAAAGAATATAGTAAAAAATAATCGAGATCAAGATATTGTTTATCCGGACTAATCTCTTCAAAATTTAAAGCTCTCATATCATCTATGAGTACCTTAACTACAAATGTTATATTTTTAAAAGTACGATTCTCTACTATCTCTATTTTAATAGGAGCTTGTATTTCGTTCTTTATGTTTTCAACAGGTATAATAACACATGAGAATTTATAGTTTTCATAAAATCTATCATCGTTCACATATTTTATAGATTCACCTTGTGCATAATCAGTAAAAGTTCTTTTTATTCTAGCTTTAGCTCCTCTAAATATTGTTTCGGAAAAGCCATTCCCTGAATTAAAATTAAAAACTGTATATCTCTCCGTTAGATCTATATTTTCTATAGTAGTACTACCTGTATAGTAATTAACAAAGTCCTCTCCTTCTATAGAAAAGTAATCCAAGAAATAATCTTTCAATGAGGGATTACCGTCATAGATGTTATTTAGATTTATTTCACCCGCTAAATAGCTTTTATCTTTATGTAAATTTTCCTCAGGTAAAGAGTAAGGTGGCTTTTGTAATTGATACCATTCGTGAGTAAAATACTGAGGATCTTGAGTTCTTCTAAAAAAGCTAGGAGAAAAATTAAGAGGACTAAAAGCCACGTTTGAGTTTAGTCTATATCCATTACCTCTAATATCTGTTCCCCCTCTGTAAACCCATTTAGTAATATATGGACTTACTCTACTATTTATAGCATAATCTGGATTATAATTATCTTGAGTGTAATCATACTCTGAATCAAGTTTACCAAAATTTAACTGCTGATATTTTGTATCTATGCCTATTTGATTATTAATAAATTTAAGAGCTTGTATTCCGTAAAATCCAGGGAAAGCATCTAGGTCAGGATAGAAAGCATTATCAAAATTAGAAACTGTTACTCCTGATGTGATATTACCTCTAGAATTCAGCGTAGGAAAAACATTAGATTCAGCTCCAGTTGATGAAGTTATAAGTGTATATGAATCAGCACCAGCAACACCTTCAAAAAAAGTAGGTCCTGATATTGAGCTATAAATATCATAGGATATTTCTGCACCAGAAGAAACAAAGTAAGATTTCCCTGGGATTATTTTAGTAACTCCCTCTGGCTGAATATCTAAATATTTATAATATTCTTGTGTTGGGGTATAACCATATTGGCTAGACCAGAAGTCCATATCAAGTTCTCTTAATCCATAGAAAGAGAAAATACCTAATTTAACATCAAATGTATTAAAGGCTGATATCTTACTTGAAGAGCCAAACGAAATACTTTCAGTAAAATTAGCAATTTCTAAAGTAGCATGGGTTTCAAAATCCTTAAGTCCTATAATTGTTCCATTCTCATCTTTTGCATACTGATCTATAAATCTATATTTTCCTACTACTACAGATGCTGACTTATTTGAATATTCTGGAAGTCCACTATAAGTATCTGTTGAAGTATTTCTTACAGTCTCAATAAAAGTTTTACCAACCTCTATTTTGTTTGCGTCTTCTATTTTTACTTTAACTCTTGTATTAGAATAATTAGATCCACCTAAGAAAGATTGTCTTTTGTTTATATCACATACATCTTTTTCATTAATAAAAACTATTCCTCTCCTTGAGTTAGGCATTCTTTGAGAATTAGTAAAATCTTGAAAAAAGTCAAAATAGTATTTAGTATTTTCTTGTGTTCCTGTCGCTCTTGTTCTTATTACTAGCTCATCACCGCTATTAAAAGCTTCAAACGAATTGTAGTTAAAACTATTAAATACACCTGCTAAAGATTTAGCTACATCCTCTGGTGTACCATCTGGATTATAATAATAAGCTCCGTCCTGAGAATAATAGCTGCCAGGTACCCATTCATCTACAACAGAAGATAAATCGGATGCCTTTATTAAGTCATATTTACCGCCAGGATTACCATAAAATCCTAATGGATTATAGAAAACAAAACAATCTTCGTAACTCGAAACTAAGCTTTTTCCTATTCTTATTACTGAATATCCTCTACCTTTATCTCCAGTAGTTGCCCCTATGTATTGTTTCTTTGTGTCGTCGTCTTTCCCGGTAAGAAGAGAAATGTCTATAGCAGTATCCTGTATAACTATTTCATTTTCAGTGCCATTTAATCCGTAATCTGCTCCATTAGATTGAGGGGATACAGAATAGCTATCAGATCTTTTTAAAGAATGGAAGTCTCCATTTTTATCCTTTATCCAAAATAATTTAGTTGATTCTAAAACATTTACATCATAAGAGCTAGGTAAAACACCTGAGATATAGTTAGGATCCGTGTAAAGTCTAACACCGTTATCGTTGTATTGGTAGTATTTAGTATCTTGATAAAAATATCCCTTATCATTTCTTTGAGGTACTGGTGTATTACCAGAATTCCCTGAGCTTTTATATAGAGCATCTCCATCAAGTTTAAAGCTAGCCATTTCAGCAGCATTGACATAAAGACCAAAGTATCTATTGATTGTATAATCTTTAGCCTCTACGTCACTAAATAGAAATTCGAGATTTAGTAATTTACAGCTTATTATACCATTAGATCTAAATCCATTAGTTATAAAATCTTCAAAAGCTATCTGTGTTTCTGGATTTTGATAATAGTCTAAAAGGTAATCCCCTTTTTTATCAAAAACCCCATATTGATAATTTACCCCATTAAATGTTGTAAGCTGTCCCTCCTCAAATCTAACATCGATTAAGCTTTCACTAAATCCTGAGGCATTTTTTATTTTTCTTAAATACTTACCTATATTAGAATTTTCTGTTAAATCGAAAGTTGCAACTGCTGTTGATTTTGGTAATATTTTATCGTAGAAATGATCAGAAGAATTCTCTACGTTTGATAAATTATATAAAGGATCAAGCAATATAACTGATCCTTGACCTTGTAAAATATTAAACGTCGTTACTGTAGCGGTAAAAACTTGTCCGTCTGTATAAGTAGAAGATCCACTAGACACTTGATAGGGAGTATATCCTACAGAATTAACATTAACTGCTGGATCCTGTAGTACTTTATAATTTTTACCAACTTCCAATATTGTTACTGGCACCTGGTACGAGTAATCTATAGGATCATTAACTTTGAATATTACAAAATAATCAGGAAGATCGTTACCTAGCCACAGTGGTGAAAGGTAGGAAAAATCCTCAGGATAACTATCAGATATTAAAGGACTAACTCCAGAGCTATAAGTAAAATTATAAACTGACGAAAGATCGTTTAACTGATTCTGTACAGGGGAATCTTCTCCGACTAGCCCAAAAACAAATTGAGGAGGTGTTTTACCTTTATTAAAGAAATTATATAAATCTTTATCAAAAGTTGATTCGGTTGTAATTCTAAATGCCTTATAGGCACGATTTGACATTTCCGGATTAGAATCTATGGAATTTAACCATATATCGCTATTAGAATCTACTGTAATTTTTACATTCCCAGATATTCTTGGGTTTGCTCTCAGGACTCCAAAAGAAGCTGTTTGTTTTATTATCTTCCTTGCCAATTTTCAATTTTACTTGTTAGTTATTACAGTCTGCGAATAAGCAGGAGAAACTAAAGATGTTTTAGTATAACTTCCTGATACAAGGACATCAAATGAAAATAGATCTTCATTCTTAACCTGTATATCTATTCCCACTTTTTTACTGTAAGTAATATTCTTAAGATTACCTGCTGATCTCCATCCCCCAATGTAGCCAAGTTTATCTTGAGCTCTCATTTGGAAAATCAAAGGAACAGTAATCGCATTTTCTTGTCCGAAATTCAAAGTCTTTTTAGCAAGCTGTGTTGAACCTTCTATTTGTATAGCAGAATGGTCTGTAGGCGATACGAAAAGATAAGATCCACATGAATATTTACCGCATAAATACTCATCAGAATCTATAAATCCTAATTTATTAGGATAGGCATTATCATCAACACCAAAAGAACTAGTAGAGCTTGGTGCATAATATTTCAGCTGCTGAGTGGAAAGAGTCTGTCCACTAGTGTTAACAGAAGATGTTATAGATGAATCAACTTCAAATCCTAAAGCATGTCTAAATGAAGGATAGTCCATAGGACCCCCTGAAGTAACACTCGGTCTTTCTAATGTAGTAAATGTATTACCAAGAGCGTCATTTATATCCGGATGTGAAATGTGTATACAGAATTCGTTAAGATTACCATTACCATCCGGAGTAAATGTTGTATAAGTTCCTGCCCATATGTTAGTATTAGGTCCTGCTCCCGTAACAGTAGTTGTTGCGGGGTTAAAAGGCATAATAATACCATCTTCATTTATAGGATAATTAGTACCACTTACAGCAGATCCGTCAGAAATATTCCATCCAGTACCACTTGTTAAAGGATTAAAATATAAATCCTCGTCAAGTCCTACACTTTTGTATCTTGGATAAATAAATTGTGAATATGCGTTTGCACTTTGATATCCTGATGCTTGTATAAAAGACCCAGGGGTAGCAGGTGTTCCGACAGGGACTGCAGCATTAGTTATACCAGATAACTGTATTGGAGTATCTCCATATTTTCTGTTATTGTTGTAATCTGCTAATCCCGAAATTGTAGTAGGTGCTTTAACTGCCTGTCCCCCAGCTATCAAAGATGAAAGCTCTAAAGGAGTTGCTGCTTCGTTTCTTAGTTCTAAGTAATAAATAACAGTAGCAATCTTACCTTGGTTACTAGGATTTGATAAATCTATAAGCTGATCGTAATATCCTCCAAAAAGATTTACTGTACTTCCTGGATTTATCTTGTTTGTTGTGCTTCCGCTTCTGATATAAACTCCTAAAGTTCCTTTTGCTTTTGCAATTAATGCTCTTAATGATTGTAATTCATTATCAATCTGAGTTAATTTCTGGAAAAGATCTATAGCAGTCCCAGTAGCATCAAAAAATCCGGATGCTATAACAGAAGTATTGTGAGCATAGTATTTGTCTCCTGAAGTAAATGAGGTAGATAAATGCTGATCTAATCCTTTCGCTTGTAGATCCGTCTGAATTTGAACTAAAGCTTTATCTGATTCGTTTTGACTAATATAAGCGGTGTTATCAATTTGTACACTTAAATCAGAAGGGAATTCTACAACTGCAGAGGTTGACCATGCAGATGTTAGAGGATTAGTTGGCCATCCAGCTTCAGAAATAGATTGAACCTGAATCTCTACTTTTTCTCCTTTTGTAATCGGTATATCTAATTGGTTAATATTAACCGTATTGGCATCACTAACATCCTCCACTTTCCAAATGTAAGTACCTGTATTAGGATCATACACTTTTTTTCTTAAATCCGATACAAATTGAGTCCAGTTTGTAAATTGACCAGTTTTTTGAACACCGTCATTGTCGATATAATCTATTTGAGTTGTTCCGTTAGAATTACCAGTTAATGAAAGATATCTATATCTAACATTAAATTGTACAATATTTTGTTCTCCTGTTTTAGCATCAACAATTGGTTCAGGTATAGGCCAAAATCCTCTAACTCTATAAACAGGAGCTCTCGTTAATTCAGGAGTTGTTACAGTAAGATTATTGATATCAGTGATCGTAGTAGACAAAAGATCAGTCCTATTCGATTTATCTTTTGTCAGTGATACTAACTTATCATTTAGTTTTTTAAACTCGGCAGTGGGAGTTTTAGCAGTAGATTTAGTAGTTAATTCGTTAAGCTGTTTTCTAGTTTGATCGATGGCTTTATCGATTGATCCTATCTCATTTTTAAGCGATGTCTTAACTTGTATCTTGTTCTTAAATTCTACGTTTTCTTTAGAATCTGTAATTTGAGAATTAATCTTAATTACTTTAAAGTTTGTTGCAGAAACAGAAGGAGCACTTGGTGTTTGTCCGTAAACTGCTGGTATTACATTTTCTTTTGCAGAAGCTATAAATATTTTACCAAAATCAGAAACCTGAGATTTATAAAAAGAATCTAGATTTTTAACACCATCTGATGTGTTTATCTGTAATTCGTTAGACCAGAAGCAAACTCCCGGACTATAGCTACTAGAAGCTACATTAAAATTAGCATCAATAGATTTAATAAAAATAGCTTCCCTTTCGTCATACCCAACATTAACATCAACAGCTCTATCAGATAATACGTTAGAATAAATTGTTAACGAGTTGTTCCCTATTTGTATAGCATCAAACCCAAATAATCTTTTTAATACCACGGTTTGAGAAGTAGTATCAATTGAACTAATCTCATACTTAGTACCCCCAGGAGTAATTAAAGTATCACCTTTCGTAAGAGTTCTTGAATTGGTTGTATTAGATAGCGTGTCTGTATATCTTAAACCATTTAATTTATACTTTCTTACAGTATTTGTTGAGGTAATACCATTTTGAGTAGTTTGTGTTTCCTCGTCAAATATTCTTATAACCCCGAATGATCCAGTATAACGTATTGTTCTTAGCTCTAAATCATTTATTTGCTCATCAGTAAAGTATTGTATGCCTTGGCTTTGTAAAGCTGATATAAAGTCAGTATCTGTTAAATCGTTTCTTCCTTTTAAATTATTATCAAAATACTGTTTTTGTACGGTGGATTGTGTATTTGCAATTATTCTTTTAACGAAAACTTTCTCCGAATTAACAGGTATTTGATTTTCAACATCAATAGAGATATAAAGTAAAGGATTTAAAAAAGATTCGAAAAACCAGTTATTTCTAGCTTGGAAAGTTGCTGGAACTTGTAAGCTTGTAGGGGAGGTAGGGTCTTTTAGGACTGTTGCTTGATAAATCTTAGCAACTGTACCGTCCGGCTTTCTAATATTTGCTGTGTTGTTCTCTAGACCAGATAATGCCTGAACATTTTGATCTAAGCGATTTATCTCAGATTTTAAAAATCCGTAAGAAGGAACCTGAATGTTTTGTGACGTGTTATCGTCCATTAAGAATTCTATCTCTACCGAATCTTTAGAAGATGTCGTTACCTCATTTAGCTTATTAACTATCTCCATAGAATTCTTTTGAATTCTTAGAAATTGAGCTATTAATGATGAGAATGAATTTTTTGTACCTGACATTTTATCTTATTTTATTTGGTCTACCTCGAAAGTTAAATTGACATCATCGATACAAACTATATCAAAGATAGGTTTATACGAAGAACTAGAGAATTGAGAATTAACAAACCCAGCAACTACAGTTGAATATGGTACGCCTGAAGGAGTTCCCTTAGGATATACACCAAGAGCATCAGTTAATACTACGAGTGAATAATTTCCTAGATCTATATCATCACCTATAACTAATCTTAGAACCTGTCCTTTTTTCCATTTATTTAAGCTGTCATCGATTTTAATAACTATATCATTATTAGCAGTAATAGAAATACCGTTGTTCTTGTGCTTTAAGTAATTAGTATAAAGTACAAGAGATATAGTATTTCCAGCAACTGGATTTATAGTAAATACCGAATTTTGAGCTATATTATAATCTTGTTGAGTTACGTCTACTCTTAAAATATTAGGAGTATTTCTATCAACAGCTGTACCGTCCCCGTCTTTTAAAAGATCAAGGTTGTAAGACATTTGAACTGATGTTTGATTCTGTAAGATATCGCTGATGTCGTCACTATTTTTTTCGATTAGACTTAGAATATCTTGTGTGTTATCAAATAAAGCCTGGTTAGCTTGTAAAGAATCTTCAACCACTGTTAATCTTGCTTTTATTTCTGAGCTATCTTCAGTATTAATAACAAGATCGGTTAAGGCATTTATCTGATTTTGAAGATTTATAATCTCCAAAGTTCTATCGTTTAAGTTTTTAGCAGCATCTTGTAAAACTGTTGCCGCATCCATGAATATAGAAAGAGAGAAAGATGAATAGTCGTTAATAGCCTGTTCTACTCCTGTGCTTTCTACGTCAGTGTCAAACTTTAGATTTATTTTAAAACCATACGAATTACCATTTAGTTTAGTAATAGGATCAGGTTTAAATTTCTTAAATGAAGGTAATTTAGCAGCATTTGTAGATACCGGTTCAGGATCATTTAAGAATAAAATACCATATAGATTAGTTTCATAATCTGTAGGGTTATTAGGATCGTAAACATTGTAATAAACAAGTACTGCATTAAAATCAAATGAAGTAGTGGTAGGTGTACCGTTCCACTCTTCTATAGTTGATATACCAACATAATTTTGGATAGCCTTATATGATCCTGGCTCAAAATCTATTTGAATACCGTCTAGGTTACTTCTTTTATAAGTTACCGAATATCCAGAAGGACCTGAAGCAGCGATATATTTTTCTAATTCATAATTAGTTGAATCAAAGAAAGAAGGATCACTAAAGTAAGAATTAGCTTCGTCTCTTGGTGAATACCAGTTATTACTAAAAGAACCTGTAGCAGAAGTTCCGCTAACCCCAGGTTCTCCTAAAACGTCCTGATCAAAAATAGCAAGTTTAGGAAGACCGTTAGGTCCATATAAACCGCTTGCTGAGTCTCTTCCTTGAATATATTCAGTATCTGTAGGATCAGGAGGATTGTGTGTCCAAGTTCTGTCTGGGTAATAATTCTCGTCAGCAATAGTTTTAAATAAAACATAAGGTGTTGCTCCGTCAGAAGTTGGTACGTGTATATAAACTTCAGAATAAGCATTAGCTTGATTCTGTACAGAGTTAACAACGTCTATGTCACCTACATATTGTACTATTCTTTCATATCTTGGCGTAGGTGTTCCGTTACCTGATAATAATGTATCTTCCTCTACCCATCTTTTGTTAGAAAAAGGATATCCATCAACTGTTGTTGTGTTAGTTTGATTTAAAGATGCAACAACTTCATTTGTATTTGCTGATCTATAACGAACCCCTCCTAATTCTTTTACCCATTTCCAAAATACCCTTTCGGATACATTTCTTTTTAACTCCGGATTATAATTAGGATCGGAGATTATCGTAGATTCTAAGTTTAAACAATAGTTCTGAAATGATATTTCAGGAGAAGGACTTAAATTATTAGGATTAGATAGAACAAAGTTACCATCTGCAGCATCAATAAAAGTTGTATCTATGGCATTAAATTGTAAAGTATTCTCCCCATAAGTTGGACTACCAAACTCTGGTAACTTTAAAAGAGCATACTTAGAGAAAGTAAACTTCTTTAATGAATTATTAAAAGTTAAAGTTAGATCCTCTGCAGCAGAGGAGAAGGTATAAAATGTACCCCCTTGTACTGCTATAGGTCTTATGAAAGGTGTTTTTGCCATTGTTTAATTTTCTTTATTAGAATGTAAAGCCTGGTGTAGAGTTAACAACCACCCAAGATCCTTTTTGTATAGCTCCTGATTGATCTATTCTTGGCTCCCACATAAGAGTTATAGAAGATTTGTATTGATCTCCAGGAGTTTGTATAGAAGGCGAAGAATAAGATGCGTCACCTGTTGAAAATCCTGTATAATAATAAGGAGCAGGTCCAGTAACTCCTGTAACAATAGATCCTGCACTAGTAGCAGTATCAATTAAAGTTACTGTATAACCTGAAGGAATAGCAGAAGCAGTTGCTCCAGTGCCTGTTGTAGCGTAAAAGAAAAATCCTGTAGTAAATCCAGCATCAGCTGGCGCACCCGAAACATAATTTGATCGTATATAAATAACATTCTCCGTTAAATTTAATTGGTAAGGTGAAGAGTAAGTCCCAGTTACTCCTGCTCCTGGAGCAGAAGGGAAAGCTGTTGTGGATCCTACTGTTGCTTTTCTATTGGTATTAACAAAATTACCGGAAGCTCCCATTGACATTCTTCCTTCTACGTTTAACTGGCTAGAGAAAGTAGCAGTAGCACCAAAAGTTGCTGCCCCTGAAGCTGACATTGAGTTAACCTGTAAAGTATTAGAGAAGATACCAGTAGCTGCGGCTACGGTGCTAGAAGCTACCATAAAACCAGCACTAGCTCCAGTTCCGTAAACTTGTATAGTTGGTGCACCTGAAGAAGGCATGACCAAACTGTTAGCAAGTAACGATTTAGCTTTGATTTGTCCACTAGATGCACTAGATACGTCCATCGATCCGGTTAGAACGTTAATATTAAACGTGTCCTCTAAATCATTATAAGCGTTCTCTAGAAGTAAAAAGTTAGCATTAATAGTTAGTCTTGATCCTGATATAGAATCTGTTCCAAGAATTTCTGTAATTGTGATTGCCATTTGAATTTTCTTTTTTTGATATATATCCTGTATTTATTACAATAGGAAAAGACAGGATATTTATTAAACTGGGAAACATGGAATATGTTTCCGAAAAAAAAGAATCTTATGACCGAAAACAACTGGACACAAAAAAGAAAACCAAAAAATCCTATCAAATTCAAAATCAATCTGAACGAAGAACAAAAAGAAGCTAAAGCTATTATTCTGGAAAATCCAGTTAATGTGCTTAAAGGAGCTGCTGGATCCGGTAAAACGTTATTAGCAGTACAAATAGCTTTAGACATGTTATTTAACAGGGAAATTGAGAAATTGGTAATCACAAGACCCACAGTGGCAAAAGAGGATATTGGGTTTCTACCTGGGGATTTAAAAGAGAAAATGGATCCGTGGTTAGCACCGATCTATTCAAATCTTGAAATGATCTACGATAAAACTAAGATTGAAAAATTACTATCCGAAGATATTATAGAAATATTACCTTTTCCTTTCATGAGAGGAAGAACTTTAGTTAATGCTTGTGTTATTGTCGACGAGGCACAGAACGTAACTATGAGTCAAATGGAGATGGTTCTAGGAAGACTTGGTATTGGTTCTAAAATTATTATCTGTGGAGATACCTCTCAGATAGATTTAAAAAACAAAAAAGAATCCGGACTAGATTTCATGAATACTATTGCTGCTAGAATACCAGGAGTTAAAGTTATTTCATTAAAGAAAAATCACAGACATCCTATTGTTCCTGAGATCTTAGATGTTTATAAGGAATACACCACTTAAGGCATTCCTATGTCGAATTTAGATAATGGGGGAAACCCCATTTCTTTTCGATCATAGTATATTGATCTTTTTAAGAAATCGTCCGGATTAACTACATCTGGTGTTAAATCCCCTGCAAAAGGTTCTTTGTGATCTATGACTCTTATTTTACCATCATGAGTTACATCATATAGATTTCCGTTAGCATCTTGTAATTGACAACTTATGGTATAGAATCCTGGGCTTGTAAACGTCCATATAAAATAAGGGGTTTTTCTAATTTTTACAATTACCTCTCCGCTCTCAGTATCTGTTAATGTCCAAATATGATCTTTCTTACCTGGTATTAAAGAGTCTATAGGATTAATAAAAATTGTAGAAGCTAAAGGTATTTCAAATTCTTTTTCATAAAATCTATCCTCTTTCCATGACCATGAATGAGATCCTGTCCATGATTGGATAGCACCTATTTTAAGCCCGCTTCTAAATCTCTCTTTAGGTATTTTTCCTAGGAAAGCATCAAGACTTGTTCCGGGAGGTGATAGGACTAAATATGGTGAAAACTCTGCCTCACCCTCAAAATATCCCGTTAGATAAATATTTTCCTCTTTATCTAAGACAAGATCCGCTCCTTTATCATAATTTATACCACCTGCAGTAACTATATCTACAATAGTACCATCCTTATTGAATTTAGTTAAATAGATATCTTCTCCGCCTCTAGAATAAATTGTATCGGGTGAAAAATAAGCTGTACCTTCGAATGCTCCTGTTATATAAACATTCTCATCTGAATCACTCTCTATATCAAAAGCAAGAGTTCCAGAAACTCCTCCGCACATCTTAAGCCAAATTAATTTTCCAGTAGAGAGAAGCTTTAAGACAAACACATCAAATATACCACCGAAAGAAGTTATAGATGTATTTTCTATCTCCATTGTTCCGTCAAAAGATCCGGTAACTAATATATGTCCTTTCGGATCTACACATATTGAAGGGGAATTAAACGAAGTTGATGGAGTACCTGCAAAAGATTCACTCCAAATACACGTTCCATCTCCAGTGTTAAATTTACCAATAAACATATCTCCTGTACTAGCTGCATTTAATATTATAGGTCCAAGATCCAGTTGTCCGTCAAATATACCAGTTAAATATAAATATCCATCTTTTAGTACTGCTAATTCATTAGCTTGTGAAGCATCTATTGAACTTAGTTTTTTAGCCCAGATAAATGTAAGGGTCGAATCCAATTTTGCAAGATATCCCACACCTTGAGTAGGTGAATCTAATACTATATCTCCTAATGTGAGTGTTCCTTCAAATGATCCACATATAAATAAATTCTCATATTGATCTACTTTAATGTCTCCTATAAATTGATCAGGTGTAACCGGTAGATTTATAGCGTTTAGCAATACACCATCACTATTGTATTTATTAATTTCTATAAATCCGGTTACTGAATTATCACTTACTACATAAATATTTGAATATGTGTCGGTTATAACAGATCTAGCATAAATAGGACCTTGTAAAACTGTTGAAGTTATAGCTCTTGCCCATTGTAAAACCCCGCCCTTGTTATATTTAGCTATATAAACTCCTTGTTCTGCTGTTGTTAAATATATGTCCTGAGTTCCAACGTTATTAACTTCTCCCATAAATATGGTTCCGTTAAAATCACCTATTGTAATAATATCACCTTCAAGATCCACTGTGACTTTAATTCCTTGATCTGGACTGCTATTTCCTAATGTGATAACCCATTCAAAATTCTGAAATAAATCCCTAGATTTTTTCTGAGCTATTCTTTCTATCTGAGAGTTCCTCCAGTAGTTCTCGTATGTCGCTTTACCACTTATAATATCGCGTAGCGGAGCGTATAAGAAGACATTGTCCAGGTTCAAAGATGGAAACTGGTCTTTGATGTAATTAATGTTGTAGCGCTGCCCATTTGGCTTAGACCAAGAGTATCTGTCAACTGAAGGCATGATTGGTCTAGTGTAATCAGAATTGAGTGTTATATTATCAACTAAAGGACCTACTATAAAGTTAAATCCTAATTGAGAATATCCAATACCCCCGTCGTGAATATATTTAATCGAAGGAAGCGGCATTGATGAATCATAATAAACAAAATCCCATCCTTGTGTACCTGGTGATTTTGAAGTTGCATGTATATGTGGAATCACATAATCAATCTTAGCAATCTCTCCAAGATCAGTAACAAGTAATATATTCTTAGGATAAGTTGTCTCTCCATTTTTAATGGTCTTCCAAGGAGCAGAAAGAAGTGTTTTTCCTTGTAGCACATTGCAAGGGCTTATTAGTGTTGTTCCATCGTTTCTGTATAGCACTTTAGTGAAAAAATATCCGTCAAAGAAATATAATTCAGTGTTTCCTGGGGAAGTCGAAGGATCTATAGTAAACCATATATTAGAATTTCCGGTTTCCACTATATTACCAAATTTACCGATAGATATTTCAGGGTTAGTAGTATTATTCCACACTGCCCATCTAATATTATCCCAATAAACTAATCCGTCTGTTGTTCCTATCCATTTATGATTTAATGAATCAAGCTCTATTGAATAAATTGAATCAGAATAAATACCAGAATTTGTTGTGTCATAATTTTTAAATCCAACACCATTAAATCTAGAAAGTCCATTATCTGTTGCAATCCAAAGATACCATTTATTTATTCCGTAGTATTCTAATCTAAGGTCTCTTATATCACCAGAAGGAATATCCGAATTTGCTGTTGTGTAAAGATTCCAAGATTTAGCATGTGAATCATAAAATAAAAGTCCATCATAAGAAGGTGAAGAAACAGAAACAAATGCTGCAAAAATATCTCCAGTCTGTGGATTTATTTCTATTACCTTAATACTAGAATTTATAGGGGGACAAACGGGGTTTCCCCCATTGTCTACAAAATCTGTTACGGAATAAGCTTTACTAAGAGTAGGTTGAATGTCGTTTAGTTGTACTAAAGGAGTCATAGTATTATCTATACCTATCCATTTAATATCATTCCGATCTATTTTAATAGTATTAGTCTTTAATCCTAATCCAGGCATAACACTATTTGAAGAGTCATAGCTGGTAAAGTTTAATCCGTCGAATTTAACCACATCCTCACCAGTTACCCAAATATCCCCATCACCATCCCATCCGATCGAAGTAGGATATAAAGTAATAGGTGAATAAGTAGGGATACTATAAAAATCAGATTTTATATTCTTAGGACCCGGATTTGTACTAAGATCCGGTGATATTGGATTCTGATTTGGATAAAAATTATTAGGTAGTTCAGAGAATCCCCTAACTACATAATCAAATCTTTTTATATTATCGTCAATTGAATCATTAAGCTGACTTGCTGCTTCTGAAAGATCTAAATAATTATTAGATGGAGAATCAGCTTCTCCTAGAACAATGCCATTAGAATCTTCTGTGATTTTTATTCTATCGCCGTATTGTAAAGAGTATAAATTAAATCCGCCTAACCAATCATTATGGTAGTCTAGCATGTCCCAAGTATGAGCATAAGCTTTAGCAAATTCGAAATCTTCGAAAGTGTCCCATGCTAATTTCTTAGTCCCCCAATATTTCATTTCGGGCTTAGGTAAAGAACCAAAATTATAAGATAAGTATTCGTCTCTTTCGTTTAGTCCTCCGCTGAATAAAATATTAGATGCACTCGTAGTTATAGATCCGGTTGTTTGTAAAACTAATGCTTTACTATTCCATATACTTCCTGAATTATTTGGTGCCTGTAAAGTGAATGTTTTTTGTCCAGTATTTGTTACTGAATCAATTAAACTTGTAACTTTGTATTTAGGATTAAAAGGAGATGAATTTACAGTACTATAAACTAAGCTAGTAGTAGAATTTATATCTCCCTGGAATGAACAGCTGGCTATTTCCAAACCATCAGCAATAAGCTTAACTGTACCACTTCCATAAACATTACCTCCCGTTATAGGTGTTATAACTACCTGAGGTATTTCAAAAGTATTATTAGTTAAAACTGTTATTGGAAAAATACCATAAGACGCGCCAACCGAATTGTAAATCCAAACAGTTTCACCTGACGTTAATCCGTGATTCGACGTGGTTGTTACCACAGCAAGAGAATATCCACCACCAACAGCTACGCTAGCTATAGTAGATATTGAAGTACTTGTTACCCCCATATCAAAAGTTACCGTTGATCTTACCTCTGGTAGATGTGTAAGAACCTCACATGTTTGTCCCTCCTCGTAGTTATTAGAATACTCTGGGAAATTCTGAATGTAATCTGATATATTTTTTACAGTATCAGTGTTCTCAACAGGGAATAGCCACTGGGATGGGTAGCTGTCCCATTTTAATATTGTGTTATCCCAATCGTATGTTTCAGATTCTCTAAATCTTGTAATGGTATTTAATTCTATCTCTCTTTTAGATACATTAATTACGCTTTTCTTTATACCAAGCGATATTGAATTTAACGTGTCCCAAACTCTACACTGAACATTATAAATACCGCTATATGGTAAGAAGTGGGGTAACGTATCTAACTCCGGTAGCTGTCCTCTAATTTGGAAATAATAAGGTCTATCATCATCTTTAGAAATAGTCCATTCTATTTCATAGAAGTCTAAATAAGGTAATCTGTCCCAAGAATAGAATCCTCCAGAATGTATATAGTTTTCAAAATACTCAAAAGTATAAGGATTGAAGGTTATATTAGTTGGAGTTACATTCCAATTAGAATAAGATCCAGACCCTCTAGTGTTTATTACTTGTATAAATAAATCACCAGTAGAAGTATTGTAATCACCATCACTAGAATATCCTAGTAATAAATTTCCAGGTGAATTTACAGATTCAGCCCTAATGAATAGAACTTGAGGAGTAGCTGTATCGAACCAATTATTACCAGATCCTATGTTAATAGTTATACCCTGAGGGAATGAATTACTCAAAGTTATTGTATTGGTACTATTAACAGTTTGAAGCGTAGCTCCTGGGTTGTTCTGTGTGGTACTAGTGTAACTTGCTATATCTAAACTTGTAGTAGTTATAGTGGTATCTAAAGAATTCCAGCCTCCAGAAACTTCATCCCACGCTAAATCAAAAGTGTTATCCTTAATTATTACTGGAAATCCCGCAGGGAATACATAATCACTTCCGTCAGAGAAAAGTTTATAACCAGGATAATCATAATCACCGTCGCCTAAGAATTTAGGAAGAACCCCGTTTTTAACCTCGCTATAAAAATTATTAATACCTTTCTCTAAATCTGGTATAGAAGAAATAGGATATTCCTGAAAATATGAATATGGATCTACTGTATTACCCAGAAAACTTATACCTAGTTCTGTTCCATTAATATTAGGATATAAAAGTCCGCTCTGGTTTGGTTTAGTATAAAAAGGTCTTAAATCCTCAATGTATCCATTTTCAGGAGAAACTGTAAAGTCTACCTCTATTCCAGATTTAATTTCATCTATACCTAGCTGATCAACCCATCCCCTAGTTTTGTAAATATTAAAGTAAATTCCTTCACCTGTTATATCTACTATTCTTGCATTTAAAGGTAAATAATCTCTCTTAAGTCTTTCTTTTAATCCAAATAGTTTTATAAGTACTTCCTCTGGACTAAATGCAAAAGCATCTTCTACTATAGGATATCCGTATTTATCCTCATCCTGTCCTTCGACTTCTCTATTTATATCATAGAATAAACCAAATAGAGCAGTTTTCTTGTACGATTTAGAAGGAAATATTTCCTCAAATTGTTTCTTTAATCCAAAAGTACCATCACTCTTTTTACCGTATACCTCAACTTGTTTAAATTTACCTTCATTCTCATCCTTTAATAAACTACTTATTAATTGTAAAGAATTCTGCCCCTCTAAATTAGTTTTACCTAACTGATTTAATATTTTACTATTCTGTTGTAGTGGGGTTAATACATCCGCACTGTCAACGTGAACATTCAGCCAATACTCTTTAATTCTAAGATCATAATACCCAAAGAACTTAATTGCATTAAACAAAGATTTATACGATCCTAAATAAGGGAATATACTTTCTCCTGTTAATAATAGTTCTTTCCTCTTATTGTTTATTATTTCGTAATTCGGTAATTCCTCTTTGATGTCAGTTTCTCTAACTATAAAAGAATCAGAAACATTGAAAGATCTTCCGAAGTTGTCTAATAGCACAGATAGTCTACTGTCCTCACCTTCAACCTCACCATGAAAATTAACTTTCAATATAGTTACAGGATTATTAGAATCACTGTAATCCTCGAATATTAAAGTCCTGTCGTATATTCCTTCGCTCTCCGAATTTAAAGCAATGTTTATTTGCATCGAAGATGAATTGATATCTGATGTTACTACTAATCCAGAAGGGGAAGCTATAGCATCACCAGGAACAACCTCTGGATAAAATTCAACATTAGTTGCTTTAACTAAAACTGGAGCATCTAAATTTGAATCTATACCCAATTCATAGGTATAAATAATGGATGATACATCAGTTTTACCATCAAAGCTAGACTCCCATCTAGTTCTCCAAACAGGAGATCCTGGACTAATTCCATCTGCATGTGGAAATCCGTATTTTAATTCAGATAGATTATTTAAAAATTTCTCTATCACAAATATGTTTTCAACTTCAAAAAGCTTCTCTGAAACTATAGGAAAAAGAACTGATCCTTCCCAATAATCACCATTCCATTCAAAATTGTATTGGTCTCCTTTTTTATCGAAAAATAAAAGGTTTTGAGTAGTCATCTTATCTTACGTACTTATTATTTTTTGGTACTGTATAATTAATGTAATTCTTAATATACTTAGTGGTTTCAAATAATTGATAAACCACTCTTTCTATACTAGCTAAGATATCTATCCTGTTAGCATCACCTTGCATAACTTGATTAGAAAGGGTCTTTTCAAAAATCTTACCCTCATAATCAAATCCCTTGTTAGATCTTATATCATTCTGGGATTGTATAAATTCGTACCAACTCTTTTTATCTTCCATCTTAATTTCCTGTTTTTAACGAACTTTTTAATATGTTATTAACCTTAGTATTATAAGTAACAGGTACAATAGCTCTAACATCAATATTAACAGATGATAGTGTATTCATACCAGATCCGTAATCATAATAGATACCGTTTCTATCTTCCCATCCACCTGATATAACTACTATCTCGTCATTTTTCATAATTATATCACCAAATTCATCGAATCCTATTTCTGGAGAATTAACATTTTGAGCTTTAGCTGCTTCGTTTTCTTCACCAACAAAATACAAAGAAACCGAATCTATTCCTGTTATCCCTTCTACAGCAGCGATCAAATCTGATCTAGGGATCTTATCTCTTCTTCTAATATTTAAAAAGTAATCACTAAGAATGCTAACGATTTGACTCTTAATTGTATCAGGATCGTTTCCTTCAAAAATAGTAATAGCGATGTTAACTACATATCTTGTTAGTACTGGGTCTAATATTTTAACAACAGTAGTAACTATCTTCTGCCCACTCTCGTCTAACAATTGATAGATTCTAGCCCTTTGTGATTGAGTTAGTTTAAATCTAGAAAGAGGAACATCAAAATATGTTTCGTTACTTTTTAGTGTTAATTGAATATCTGGTACAAGGATTAAATAAATGATATTGTCATCGTCAAGATATTGATCATCGAATGTTGTGAATGCCTCTATTATAGAGAATTGTCCAAACTTTTCAAAGAATGTAATATAGTTAGTTGGATTAGCAAGAACAAAACTTCTTGAAGTTTTAGGAGCTATAAGTCTAGTTAAATCTACAGATTCTTGGTTTGCACCTAATTGAGGAGCAATAGAGCAAGAAACTTTTAGTACGTCCTGTAAAGTAACACTAGATCCAAATAGATCAGTTCCGTCTGCGTCAAATCTAAAAATAGCCTGACTTGCATCTTCAACTAATACGTTTCCAGATGATCCTGTGCATTCTAAATAATTAACTTCGATAACTGATCCAGCTGAAGGGGGTCTACCAAAATCTATAGTTCCAAAGAAAATATCTATACCCGAAGATAAAGAAGATTTAACAATAAATCCTTTTGCATTCCTAGGTATATCGTATAATGATTCGTATTTATTCCACGATTCACCGTTCACTTTAACATTAACTTCAAAGTTTTCTATACTTGAAGTACCCCTGGCAGATACATTATAACTTTGTAATTTTAGTCCAGTCCCTGTATATTGATTGGTATTTATTGTTCCTTCTACGATAGAAGCTATAAGTTTAGATGTTGGATCTAAGTTTAATCTTGTGTATTCCTGTGCTAACTTTAATAAGTAAGTCTTACCATTGTTTATACATTTTAACTGTGAATTATTTGGTACTAAAACTGCGCTTCCTCCTACGTTTTCGAACCCTTTTCCGTTCCACATGATAACTACTTCTCCCTTTGAAGCTATCGCTCTAGTTGGATTATGACCAGCTAAAGCTGCTAATCCGTATATAGATGATTCTCTAGATGCAGTGTTAATATTTAACTCAGTAATCGAATCCTCTATAAAGAAAAGAATAAACTGTGATAAGTTATCAAGAACAAATATAATCTGTCCCCAAACGGAAGCTACAGTAAAAAGCTGATCCGACATTCCATATCTTGCCTGTATAAGGTCAAAAGTTTGACTTAAAAGATCAGATATTTTGGCTTTGTTTTTTTTTAATAAATCCATCTTAAATTATTTTAATACCAAGTATAGGATTACCTCTAATTGCAAAATCAATTACACAAGCATCTCTTGTTTCTCCTTTAAAAAATCCGATTTTAAAATCAACATCAAATTTTCCAGAAGAAAGAGGAACATATGTAAGTAAGTGTAATCTTATAGCTCTTTCTAATGTGCTCTGATCAACATTAAAATCAAAAAGTAATCCTTCCAGATCTATACCAAAATATGGATCTCCTAAAATCTCACCTGGTCTAGTCATCATACACTGTTTAATCATACCAATTAGAATTTCAACATCATCATCGGTGTGAAGTAAACCCACTTTGTAATTTGGGTCGTCTGGATTTCTTGGATAAATTTCTGAAAATCTTGCCATCTTAGATCTATATATTCCTTGTTAGAATAAAGAGAATAAAGCAAGAAATTAGTTCCACTGTAAGAAATAGCTGGGAGTGTTTTCGTCTTTTATCATTTGTATGATCTCTCCCTTCTCTGTAGTTCCCATAGTTTGTATATTGTTATAGTTTACACGAACACCACCAGGGAGATTATATTCAAATGTACCAAGTAAACGTCCAATATTAATCTTAGCTTCTGCAAGACAATATCTTACGAATAGTTCATCATCGTATAGATTTTCTTCAGGGATAGCAATACAACCTCTAACACCAACATCTATACCTGTGTAAAGTGTCTGGGAAGTTCCGCCATCAGTTCTATTAGTTCTTGCTGGGTCTCTACCAAGAATAGTTAATTTTTTAGTATTCTTATTATAATTAAAGGCAAAACTTTCTAACAAATAAGCTTTAGCTAAATCAAAGAATGAATAGAGAACCGTTCTATAAACAAGGTTATCTCCAGCAAAAGGGGAAAGCATAAGCTCCGATCCTAATAATTTAGATTCACCAAAGTCCTTGTCTGGTGTACCTGTAAGACCTGACCCGTTTACCTCTCTAACATCATAAACAGATACCACACAAGGGGGAAGCTGTATTTGTCTTGTTGCTCTGAAAGCGGGTGCAGAAAATAGCTCCCTACCTAAAACAAATATTCTATCCTCCACAGCATATTGATAGTTATCATAAAAATAAGCCCTAGCCCTTTTGATGATCCTTTTTATCTCCTGGTCGTTAAGATTGTAAGGTAGCGAACAAGAGTGAGAGATTTCGTCTTTTACCTCTTGAATTAGATCTGCTTCTGTCATTACCGTTAATTATTTGGTTTGAAGTTTACACCAGGGATTCCTGATGGCTTACTATTATTGTTACTGAACTTAATAGGACTGGTTAAAGCATCTGATTCATTTCTATTAGGGAATTTTAATTTCTTAGAACTTCCTTTCATTTTTTTATCATCCTCAGGGTCTTTTACTACTTCTGTTTCTGGTGATAGAGTAGCTAACTTACCAATAAATCCTGATCTAATAATACCTCCATAAACTTCGCAGTTTATTTCTTTGTCCTTATTGTCTATATAGCTATCATGTACAAAGTTACTGAACATTACATCAGAGTACATTATTTTAGATCGGTAAATCTCGTTATTAGTAAGTAAATCACATTCTTCTAAAGTGCTATCATTGATCTTACAGTTAAACAATCTACAATTAAACAAGTTACCTGCAATTTCACTTTCTAGAATATCGTAATCTTTTAAAAGATATGCTTTAGAAGTTTTAATCTCTTTTAACTGAAATTTACCTAGATTGCTATCATAATTAACTAATCCCTCCTTGATGTTATTCTCAACTATCAAATCGTAAAGAACTTCTCTAATGTTTAAAAAGAAAGATCTAAGAATCTGTGGGTCAGACCTCATATCAATCATAATATTCATATGTGGATAGTTTTTCTGAAAAGCTTCAGGAGTAACAAAGGTTGAGGAGTTTTTATAGATCTCTCCTAAAAACATCTTTAGGATCTTTAGATCATTATCAGAGAATCCGTCATTTGTTTTTAACGACTGTACTGTATAAGTTATTATATAATCAATAACTTCTTTGATTGAGCTATATCTTTTCTGATAATCTGATCCTCCTAAATATCTAACTTCAAAATAACCTTCAGGCAATTTTAAGAAGTTTATTCCCATATTTTTTTCTAACGGTACTTCAAATAGATTCTTATCTATAAAAGAAATATTTGAGGGATCTACAAACTTATTAGAAGGAAGTATTCTTTTTATAGATTTAGCATAAAGAGAGCTAGCTCTATCTGGAAATCTTTTATATACAACATTCTCATCAAACCCTAGAATGAACTTAAGTATATTAAGCTGTGCAACAGGAGGCACATCGGGAAAAATAGAAGTGTCTATACTAACACCGAACTGGAAAGCACATTTTTTATCAGTATATCCATTTAGATCTATCCATCTTAATGTTTTAATTAAAATAGTAATTGCCTCAAAATAAGGAAGAGGACCCGTGATCATTTCGACCATCTTGGATCCTCCTGAGTAATCTGGTTCTAATTTAAAGATGTCCTTGGTAGGCTTAAAATTAGAATGGTATTTGTTAAAAAGAAGTATTTTCTTTCCTAGATCTTTCCCTAATTCGTCCGCTATCTCTGTTCTATTTAAGTTACTGAAAAACTCAAATTCAAATCCTAATTTTGCAGAGTAGAAAAAATCATTAGAAAGTAAATTAGCCAATTTATTTTTGCTCTATTAATTGTATTTTGAGGGAGGATAAATCCACTCTCGAGATTGAGCAATTAACCAATTGACCAACCTCATAATCTTTAATAGGGTTAACCAATCTCTCTTTTTCGATCAATCCAGATAAACCATTTTCAAGTTTAACGAATACACCGAATGTCTTTAACTTGGTAACCTCTCCTTTATATATTTGCAATTCAATATTTTCCCCTAAAG